AACAGGCCGTAGACATCGGTCGCGGTCGCGGTTGACAGCGAGCTGACATCGGCCGTGACCACGGCCGCAGGCGCGAGCGGCGTGAAGAAGATGATGTACTGACCGCCGGGGAAAAACCGGTAGTTCGTCGGCGGCACGGAGCTGCCGTCCACGTAGACGACCGGCGGGACACGGCTGTCGCCGATCTTCTTCGTCCGGTCGGTGATCGTGTACGCCTGTCCGACGGGGTAGGCGCGGGCACCACCGGGCATCGTCAGGATGTTGGAGAACGGCGCTGCGGGCGTCGGGGTGGACGCGCCCTGAATCAGTGCGATGTAGCCATCCACGCCGCTGATCGGCAGGAGCGGCGCGGCGACGGCCAATGTCGCCTCGGGTGCTACCTGAGCCATTGCTGACCTCCTGGTGAGTTGTTGGTTGAGGGTGAGATCAGAGCTTGATCGCAGTGATGCGCACGCTGAACAGCCGCTGCCGGATAACGACACCGGACTGGACAATCGCGGTCCCGCGCGGCGCGATCGCCGGTCGGACCTGAACCGAGCCGTAGCCCGTAACGTTCAGTGGTGGTGTGAGGAGCCGCGCATAGGCTGCGGCGGCGATGCCGACGACGTTCTGTGTCCCGCCCCGGATATTCGTCGTCGTGTGGCCGCGATCGACGGCGGTGCAATCGAAGAGCGCATCGAGATAGGCACCGCTGTAATCGAGGGGCACGGTGTTGGCGGGATTGGTGACGATCAGATAGGGAAACTGCTGACCCTTGCCCGTGGCATCGGCATCGAGGTTCGCCTCGGGGTACACGCGCTGGCCCGTCCCCTCATAGCCATTGACGGACTGGTCCCCTGTCACGCCGGGTTCGGCGAGCAGCGCCTGCACGATCGCGATGACGAACGCTTGCGTATCCGCGTTCCGGGTCACAGGCGGATACGGAGAAACACTCATAGGCAACCCTCCCTCATGGCCTGCCGCCCGCGATCGCGATCGCGATGTCGCGGATCAGGTCCGCGCGGATCTCCTCGATCGCGGGGCGCAGGTAGGGGTTCTGGATGAACTGCCCCGTCTGGTAGTGGTGGAAGCCGTATTCCTGGTACTCGGCCCGCTTGTCGGGCAGGCCCGCTCCGGCTTCGAGGGTGAAGCCGTTCTCGGTCACCGCCACCTTCATCGACGCCTTGAGGTCACCGGTATCGACGGGCACGAGCTGCTGCGCGCGCTTGTATGCCTTGTCGGCATAGTCGGCGTACACCTGGCTGATGCGTTTCAGCCGTGTCTCGACCTTCGGAATCGACTTCAGTTTGATGTTGACATCGAAAAGCTTTTCACTCATCGTCTTGCTTCAGCGTGCCGAACTGGGCGCGGCGCGCGCGGTCGATCGCGATCGCCTGATTGCGCAGGCGCACCGTCTCCGGGTCTTCTTCCGGCTCTGGCGCGGGCGGCGCAGCCGTCTCATCCGGCGCTTTCGCAGCCGGTTTCGTCTCTTCCTTTGCCATGGGTTGCCCCCTATTGATTGATGAGTATCACACCCACACTATTTCGCAATCGGCAAGATGTGATACTCATCAATCAAATCATGCGGAGTGCGAGCTGAATCGAGGTGGTGAGGGTGCGAGCGAGATTGGTGCCGACGATCTCGTACTGATTACCCGCGTAGGCGATGTAATCCGAGGTGAGCACATCGGTGCCGATCGGCACGCGGAGAAAGCCGTGGATCTCCCCCGAGATCCCGAAGGCGAGGAGCGATTCGGACGCCCGCAGGAGTGAAATCGTGAACCGGCAGGGGATGCCGGTCTGGACATACTCGCTGTTGTCTGCGGGAGAGTTGTCCTCATTCACGGCGCTGTTCAGCGGCCGGTGGATGTCGCACAGCGTGCGCATCGATTGCTCATCGAGCGCGCGCAGGCTGTCGATGGTTGGCTGCGGCAGGTACGTGTACGTCATGGAACTACCCCGAGGGGCAGGTACGGATTGCCGATATAGCGCGGGTCATTCGCATCCGGAGCACCGGGCGGGGGCGTCGTCGGCGTGATCGCGGTCATCAGACCGGAGACGGCGAGTGCACCCTGACCGGCGAGCGCTAGCGGCGTCTGAATGGCGATCTGGCCGTCGAGATCCTTGAGCTGATCCATCAGGTGGTCATGCATGTCGGAGAGCGACTGCCGCGTGTCGTCCACCGCTGCCGTGACTGCCTGCCAGACCTGACCGGCGAGCATCTGTGTTGCGATACGCATCGCCCAGAGCGTCTGCAAGGGCGGATACGGTGCGTAGACACTCGTCATCGTCCAGATCAGATCGATATTCGCGGCAATGATGCCGTTGTAATCACCGACCGAGGCGACAACGAAGTCTTTCATTTCCTGTTCAGTCGGCGGCGTGACGCTCATTGTGTTACCCCGCGCGCGCGCTGACTTCGACGTTCTGATCGGGTTCGGGATCGGGGACGAAGTAGCCGTCGAACGGCATCCCGCTGTCTTCCGCAGCCTTCTTCGCTGCCTTCGCGGCCGACACCTCGTCTTTCGTGGCGTCGCGGATCGCGCCGAGGGCGTCGAGCCGCTTGAACTGACCCGGAGTGATCTCGCGCTCCGGGTGATCGGGATCGTGGTCGTTGTAATCGTCCATCAGCACGACCATGTTCTTTCGCCAACCGAGCTGCACCGGTCCGACCGCGTCATGCAGGATGACGATGTCGCGGTTGCCGCCCTTCGGCTCACCGGAGTCGGTCTGCGGCCGTCGTACCGAGGATCCTGATGTGCTGGACATGGCGTTCCCCCCTCAGTGAGGGTGAGGTCCGGGGGTTGATCATTCGATTCGAGTTCCAGGGAATCGTTCTCTCTTACCCGGACCTCAACCTCAGACATTCATCTGGACAATCGCGGTGCCAAAGAAGATGACCGGGCCACCCGAGTGACCGCGATGGACTTCGATCTTGCGCGGCGGTCCGTCATCGACGTTGTCGATCACCATGCTGTAGGCACCGGGAGCGAACCCGGCATTCGACGCGTTGCGGACCATGCGGTACTGGCCGATCACCTGACCGGCGGGGCGCGAACCGATGACGATCGCTTTGCCGTTCGGGATGAACTGCACCCACGTGTTCGTCTCGTCGTAGTAGCCGCCGTCATAGACCGTGAAGTTGGCGAGGCCGTCCATCGAGACGAGGGTGTTGACATCCTGCGTGCCGTTGAGTGTCCCCAGTCCAAACCGCTTGCCGCCGAGGTCGGCAGCGTTGGTGTTGGCGAGCACGTTATTCATGGTCGTCTGGTTGACCCAGATCTGCGCCTGCGTGCCGAAGTTGACACTGGAACCGCGCGCCAGCAGCTTGAGCGAGCGCAGATCGGCGAGCGGTGTCGAGGTCGCGGGCGTGCTCCACGGCACCGTCGGCGTCATCGTGCGCAGGGTGAACGCGTCCTTGTGCACGATCGCGCCGGTCGGACCGGCGACCGAGAAGGTGCCGGTGGCGAGGAGCGTCCAGATCATCGCCTCGATCCGGTCCAGTTCGCGCTGGACGAGCTTCATGTTGGCGACACTGACGAGGTCATCGATGTTGACCGGCGCGTTATAGCTGCCGTACTGGCGGCGCACCGTCAGGTCTTCTTCATCGATGTTTTCGAACTCCCCATAGACTCCAGGCTGCATTTGAAAGCGTTTCGCGCCGGTCCGCTTGATGCGCGTCGGCTCACCATTCAGCCCTCGGGCATACTGTAGCCCGATGAAATTATCCATCTGCTCCCACATGAGCAGAAACGCATCCTGCGTGGTGATGGGAAAGAACTGGAAGACGGGACGGTTGGCCTGGAGTCGCGGCATGAAATCCTGCGCGATCTCCATCAGCTCCGAGTTGGACGGGTAGATAACGTCAGCCACGTTGATTCCTCCCTGGTGGGTGGGATGAAGCCCGCACCCCGGCGCGACACCGGGGCACGAGCGTTAGGAAGGGGAGGGGGAAGAGTGAAGGCGATTAGCCGAGGCGCACCGCGCCTGTGGTCACCGAACCGTTAATCAGCCGCCAGCCGCCTGCGGTGAGGGCGTTGGCATCGAGGCCGGTGAGGTCGGCGCAGGCGAATGTCCCCGCAAAGAATGCGTGGGTGTCGAGCCGGATCATGTTGTTCTCGCCGGGGATGGTGATATTGCCGCTGGCGTCTACCGTGACCGCGTCACGCAGGATGCACTTCGGCACCTGCGAGCCGTCGGAGCTGCCCGAGGCATAGGCTTTGAACGTCCCCGGCGTGGCGCTGACCTCGCCGAGCACGGTCCCTTTCACGTAGGTGACCGGCCCGACGAGGCTGACCGCGTACTCCAGAGCGTCCTCGCCGTCCAGAAGGGGGTCGAGCTTGTTATTCGAGAAGGTCGTAACCGGTGTCGTCGGCATGATCGTTCCTCCCTGTGTGGGGTGTGAGCTGCGATGGGGAGTTCAGGTGGATGTCAGTTGTTCATGGCGAAGCCAGTGAGTTCCATGAGGTACTTCTTGCGATCGGCGTTCATCTTGACGGGCGCGGTCGTCGCCTCAGGCCGCTGCGCCATCATGATCGTGCCGTCGCGGAGCTGCTCCTGTGTCAGGCTGTGGGGGACGCGCGCCGCGTGGCGTGCCCGCAGAGCATCGGTACGCGTGCCTTCCTTCGATTCCCCCGCCACCGAGAACTGAACTGTGCGGGGTGCGGCCGCGTCATCGGTCGCGGCATCGACATAGGCGGCGACGAGGTCACCGCGTTCGGCCGGAAGTGCGCGGAAGGCAGCGATTTCCTGATCGGCCCACATTCCGGCTCGCTCACGAATCACCTCCGCATCGCGCGCGCGCTCCCGTTCGCCACGGGCCGTGTTCTCGGCGGTCAGGGCGGTGAGCTGCGCCGTCTGGGCCGCAATCTGCGCCTGCATCGCCTTGTACTCTTCGGATTCCGCGAATGACACGGTGTCCTCCTCTGCCCTGTCGGGCACTGTGACCGGCGTGCCAGGTGGTGTTGCGGTGGCCGGTCGCTGATCGGTGCCCGTCAGCAGGGCGGGGATGGTGAGAGGAATGCTGACAATGGAGTTTCCGGTGGTGGTGGTGAGCGCCATGCCGGTCTGAATCTGCGGTCCGCTCGCCTTCTGGAAGGTCATGTTCAGGGCCGGGATGACGATTTCATGGTTGTGATCAGTGCTCGCAGGCGCATCGCAGCCGGTCAGATCGCCCCCGGCAGCGCTGAACGCACTCAGAAGCGCGGCGTCTGGCACCCGTGGCTCGATCACGAGCGCGTTGCCGACGATCCCCATCGTCTCCTTGTCCCACGAGAGGCTCGTCTTGATCGGCGCGTCCCCGATCGCCTCATGGAGCCAGCGCGGCAGCTCCACCTCGCCCATCAGCGATCCGCCGTCTTCTGACACGCTGACAGATGTCAATCGGCCGAGTTTTCCTGACAGAATCGTCGGCATGTGCTCCAGATCGTTGTCAACGGGAGAGAAATTACTCGCGGCGATGAAGAGATCTTCCACGCTGCACGCGAACTGTTTGTCGGGATAGTCGCCCGCTTCGAAGATCTTCCCGCGCCGTACGACCGTGTCGGAGCGCTCTTCGCCGTCTTCGAGGGCGAAAATGGTCGGCATGATGCCGGAAAAGGCGCTCACGGACATCCACGTCTCGGGAATCGGCCAGCCATTGGACCGCGCTTTGCCCTTGAGGCACGTCTTGATCGGCCCCGGATCGCCCCCGGCGCGGCCGATCGCGCGGACGGCGTTGTCATAATCGGCCCGATCTGCTACGGGAAAGGAACGATTCGGACCGCAGAAGATGTTCGCAGGCGCATTCTGGCGCTCAGACGCGCTTGCCTGACCCCATTTGGACATAGCCAGCTCCTAACCGATGAGATCGCGATGCAGGATGAAGTTGCCGGTTCGGTAGTGGCAGTAGAGGCGCTGGCCGTGATACATCCAGCGCGGATGACGGGTGTAGCGGGTAGCCCACGGGCCTTTGACGCGCCGCCACGCGCGTCGTGGACTGCCCCACATCAGGCCGCACTCCGTTCGCGCGCGCGCCGTCGGCGCTGTCGTTCGGCTTCCTGACGCCGGTAATCGTCACCGCCCGCGCGGCGGCGCTCACGATGGCTGCGGTTCATGCAGTCGCGGCACTGGAAGCTGAGATAGCCGTGATCCCTCGTGCCCCATTCATTGCGATCGACCGAGCGGTAACGCTCGCAGCCGGGGCACCATTTGGTGCGCGCGCCCGTCGTCTCATCGATGATCACCGGGTAGGGCGAGTGCTGACCGCTCCCCATATCTATCCTCCTGCTGCCCAGATGAAGAGGGCGATCGAGGCGAGACAGAACGCAGCGAAGGCGATCGTGCGCTTCCAGTCGTCGCGCGGAGAGCCGACGAGGCCGGTGATCGCGAGAAAGCCGAAGGCGATCGCCGCAATCAGCAGCAGGAGCGACTTCACGTTGAATGCGAGCGCCAGCACGATCATGCGGCCCGTCCTTCCTGCGGCGGCTGCTGCGCGCCACGAGGCCGGGTGCCCTCTGGGCGGGATGCGGGTTCGATTCCTCCGGGTGGTCTTTGCGGCATTTCCTCCGGATTCCTCTCCCCCGCAGGCGGCATCTGACCGGGCATGCCGGTCGGTCTACCCGGTGGGATGCCGGTTGGTGGCGGCGCAGGCGGCTTCGGCTTGTTGGCGGCGCTGTACGCGGCCAGATCCTCGGGACTGGCCGGGGGCAGATCGAGGTCGGTATAGAGATCGGGGAGCTGGCTCGGCAGGATCAGACCGGCATTGGCGAGGTTCGCCACCGCGATCATGCGTGGGGAAAGGTCTTCTGCTTCCAGCTCGCTGAGATTGACATTCGGCACGAGCGTCTTCGCGGCCGCGTCGCCGAAGTTCATGCGCACGAGTGGCGTCAGCACGTCGGTCTTGAGCATCCGGCCGACCGCGCGCTTCCCCATCCGTACCAGAAGCGCCAGAATGTCCTGATGCACCTCGGCGGCGGCGCGCGTCTCGTGCTGCGATTCCTGTGTCGCCAGTGTCTGGTGCAGGATGGCCGTGCTGATTTGCCGATCGAACCGGTCGAACGCGTGCTGGAACGGGATGCCCTCACCATTGATTTCGATCGGCTTCGCCTGCGTCCCGAACGGGAGCACGAGATAGCTGCCATTGCGGAAATCGGCGAGCGCCTGCGCGATCTGGTCCGACACCGTCAGCGGCGCGTTCGGGCTGTCCGGCACCGTGTACGGCACACCCTGATCCGGCGCGGTCGCGATAATCGAGGCGCTCGCGAACTGTGTGAGATATTTGAGATATTCGGGGATCATCTGGGCCTTATCCCACCACGGGCGGTAGGCAGGCCGCAGCAGGGACGTGCCGCGCGGATCCGAGTCGTGCATCCAGTTCGAGTAGACGACGAACTTGTCGCGCGGCAGCATGTTCGGCTGCGTCGCGGGATCGATCGGCGTGCCGGTGATCAGCGTCACCCCCGTCGCCATACCGGGAATCTGTGCCAGTAAGCCCAGCACGTTCATATAGGCGTCCACGACGAACGCCGTCGCCCGTCGCGGCTTCACTTTCAGTGCGGACAACCTGAGCTGGTTGCCGTCGAGCGTGTACACCTGCTCGGCCACCTTGGAGCCATAGGCGAGGGCGTCGAGCAGATCCCAGAGGACGACATCGATCGAGGGGTTGAGCGTATCGAGGCAGGAGTTGCAGAAGTCGCAGACCTCCTGTGCGCGGCCGTAGCGTTTCGCATTCTGGTCGGGGACGGCGGGTGCCAGTTCGACGCCGTCGGAGAGGATCGCGGTCTTGAGCGTGTTGATGCAGGCATTTACCTGCGGGTCCAGCATCATCTTCGCGTAGATATCGTCGGCGAAATCCTGCGTCAGATCGTCGTAGGAATACGGCAGCGCGCGCGGCACGTTTCCCCACCACGACAGCCTGCCGCCCGCGACCGCTTCCTGCGTCGCCGGGGCGCGGATCACCTGCGTTTTCGACGGCATTCCCGTCGCATTGGGCAGCGTCGGCGTCCCGTTCACCTGGATTTCGTCGGCGATCACCTTGTCCGGCATCTTGCGCTCCGTGCTATGCTGAAGGCGGTCGGTTGCTGTTCATCGTGGTCATCGTTGTGGTATCCTTTCGGCAGGTGACCCCGCTCCATCTCTAGAGGATGGTCGGGGTCATCTGTTGCGTCGGGCTACCGGATGTCCGCGAGCTTGAGCCGGGTGGGGAACCGGTTACCGCCCGCGATCGCCGGTCCGACCGGCCGCACTGCCAGTTGTGCAAACGCACCACTCCCGGCGTCCACCTGATCGTCGTGTGCGCCGAGCGGAAAGGCTTCGTGCTCGTCGAAGTAGGCCGCGTTCCACGGTGCCCGCAGGATGCGGACATTTCCGGCATTCACCTGCGCCGAGTAGGGCTTGGCCCGCTCGATCTTGGGACCGGTGGCGCGGACGGCATAGACTGCATATCCCACGAGCACCTCGCGGATGAACCGGTCGGTGACGATCTTGCCCGACGCACCCGGCTCCTGCTCGATGAAGACCGGCACCCCGGTCCCGTCCAGCTCTGCCGTCCGTCGCAGCATCTGCTCGACCTCCGCAGGCGATCCCCGGAAGCGCCGGATGTCCTCGATCGTCCACATCCCGTCCGCTGTCCGGCTCACCCGCGCCCCGACCGTCCAGTCCGGATCGTGTGAGGCCGATTCCTTCGTCGCCGCGAGATCCCAGTAGCGCACCCGCCGCGCCTGCTCCGGTAATGCGTCGATCACCGAGTACCACTCGCGCCGGAAGAGGTTGCCGTCGTAGCGCGCGTTCCAGTCGCCCGCTAAAAGCTGCGCGCGCGTCACCGGATCGAGGTTTTCGAGGCTCTTTTCGTACTCTTCGCGGTCCAGATGCGGGTTGTCGGTCAGTCTTGCCGGGAAAAATGGCCGTTCTCGCTGACTTTCCGGCGATAAATAGCGGTTTTTCACCCATTCGTGACCAATACTGCCCGGATTAGACGCCCCACGGAGCCTGATTGGTACCCGCGCGCCGCGTAAGCGCCGCAGCCGCGAGAACAGGAACATCACCTGCCGCTCCGTGAACTGCGTCATCTCGTCCACACCCACGTACTGGAACTCGGCTGACTTGTACCGTTCGAGGTCCGCGTCCGTCGCCAGAAAGCCGAAACTGATCCGCGCCCCGCTCGGGAACTGCCAGCGCTTCTCCGTCCGGCTCCAGACCGCGTCCGTGTCCCCCCACCAGTCCGAGGCGCGGTCCATGATCGCCCCCGGCAGGCTCAGGTCGGCGTACGTCCGTCGCAAAAGCAGCCCCGAGTATTCCGGCACGTGCACGAACTGCGCCGCACCCATCAACAGCGCGTCGCTCTTCCCGCCACCCGCGCTCCCGCCATAGAATGCCTCGCGTAACATGCACGCCAGGAACGCCGTCTGTTTCGGTGTCGGCATGTGCGGGATGAACGGGTTCGATAGCACCGTCGCGTCCAGTAACGCGATCTCCCGCTGCTGCTGCTCATGCCTCGTCTGGCGCGTTTCTGACGACATCCATCGCTTCCTGATACGCCCGGTTGTATTCCTCAAAGTCGATGTTCAGGTTCGCTGCCTTGTTCGCACTCGGCCTGCGGCGGCTGATCTCGATCTGCGTCTTGTCTCCGTATCCCCGGTCCCGCATCTGCGTCTTCGCGTAGAGCTGGATCGCCCACGCTTCTCCCCGGTTGATCGCTTCGAATAACCTCAGCTCGCAGAGATCCCCCGTCGTCTGCCGCGCTTCCCGGTAGGCCCGGTCACAGATCTCGAACCGTGCGATGTAGTCCCGCACCGTCTTCGGGTCTACCCCCAGCGTTCTCGCCGCGTACGTGATCAATCCCTTGCAGTCCGTCAATGCCTTCGCTACCGCTGCTCCCGTCGTCACCCGGCTCCGTCGGGTTCGCTTCACCGGCACCTGAGATTCTTCGCTCACTGCATCGGCCGGATGCCCCGGCAACGGAAGATCCTTCGTACGACTATCGTGCGCAGGCCGTCTGTTCACGGTTGCCCTACGCGTCCGCGTCGGCTTCTTCGTCTCGTCAGCCACCTGACTGTCCTTTCTCGTCGGCGATACGTCACTGCCCCGGCCGGAAACGATGGCGGGGGGCACCAAAAGAGGCGGCAGGGGGAGGCGTACGTACGCGTACGGCCATGCGAACGGCGCGCGCTCCCAGGCGCGTTCCGCCAACGTGATTGCGAACGAACGTGCGACCAAACGCAGCGCATTGCACACATGCGTACGAACCGTTCGGCACCGCATCACACGGATGCATCGTCGGCCATGCTCCCATGCACACAAGGGACAGCCAGACGTGCTATGGATAGCGCGGTATTGCGGATAGCGATACAGACGGCCGTCACAAAACGCGATTCCGTAACGTTCGCACAAGCGTATGCGATGTACGCGTACAAGTGAGTCGGCAATGCGGTAAGGGAGCAAAGCCAGATGGTACACGCAAGGTTTCGGGCAATCATGATCGCTGGCGTACTGGCGCTGGCCGTCATAACAACAGGGAGCGTCGCGGCAGATACGCCAGCGCCGTGCACAGACTGCTACATCGCAGTCGCGACAACGGTCGCTGGCAACGCGTACAGCGCATGGCGCGCGGCCAGTGAGCCAGACGCGGATAACGCAGCGATTGATGCGGCGCTGGCAATGGTGCCAGACAGCGACGTATGCGACACCAGTGTGACGGTTCGGTATCAGTCATGAATGCGGCCAGCATGAGCGGCCGCGCTTTTATTGGACAGACAGGAGCAACAGCAGTGAGCACAACAGCACAGACAACAGCGAACGGTTCGGCCATGCCAGCGCGGTATCGCATCAACTGGTACGGCGTACGCGGCCAGCGCGCGGCGCTTGTGCGTAGCGCGATGCTTGGGTGCATTGTGAGCGTCGCGGCGCTGCGATTGATGGTATTGCGGGCAGGAGTGTTTGCCTGTCTGTCCGTGCACAACACGGTAGTGAATCAGGAGCGCCAGTACATCCGCTGGCTGTATGGCCTGCCCATCACTGGCCTGCCGAACCACGTTGCGGCCGCTCGCAGTGTTGGCGCGTTCATCGCGGCCGATTGGTCGCTGGCGCTCATGAACGATGGAACGGGAGCGACGTTCGTCAATGCGGCCATGGCAATTCGCGGCTTAGGGCCAGCAAAAGCGAGGTTCATGGGAGCGCTTTTGGGGTTTTCGGAATGCCCGTGCATTGACGTGCATATGGCGCGGATGTACGGCATTCCGCGCCAGTACGCGACGCTCAAAGCGTATCGCGCCGCAGTCGCGCAAACGCCGCTGGCGCATACGCTTGACCAGTGGGACGCCTATCAGATTGTCCCCGCGTTTGCGAACGGCCAGCATGATGTCTATTTCAAGAGCGTACTGGCCGTTGGAACGGCGAAAACGGATGCGGCATTGCTGGCCGCGCAACTGGCAAGCGCGATGCGGCCAGCGGGCAGTAAGTAACGATCGTTCATGGGGAGCGGCGCGCGTCGCTCCCCTCACGTACGCGCGCGATGCGCGGGAAGGATAGGACAATCATGGCTCGCAAGGATTCACAGAACGTCGCAATGCCGTCAAGTTATGACGCTGGCCGTGTTGGCAACAGCACGCGAGCGTATGTCCCGTTCGTCTGGCAGGTGCCAGCGCGTTTGACGGTTCGGGAGCGGATTGCACGGTTTTTCACAGAGTCGCGCCAGACGCGGTATGAGCGCCAGACGCTTGACCGCATTTATGGGAAGGTTCGGTAACGGTAGTGAGCACATTTACGATGAATCCCGCGCGATGGGACGTGCTGGCACAAGAGCTGCTGGCGCGCGTCGCGATTGCGCAACAGTCAATGATGAGCATCATGGCGGAAGGTATCGCGATTGAACGCGCCGCGACTGCCCACGCGGAATACCAGGAGCACATTGCGGCCGCATTGCAGCAGGGGGTATCGCTCCCGCGCGTATTGGGACGGACGCCGTTCGTCCTATGGGACGATGTCCTATCGGCCATGCGCGCGTACAGCGCCGTTGGATGCGCGGCCAGCACGTACGCGTGGGTAGCACAGTGTGACGGCCAGCTCATCTATGCCAGCAATGACTATCGCGCCGTCAATGATGTGTGCGCGTTCGTGAGCGGACATCATGCGTGGCAGGGCAAGCGTTTCTATATCTACGATGAGCTGGCACAAGTACCGCTCTTGCGCGCCACATTTGATAACGGCCAGCGCCAGGAGCATGCAATCCCCGCGTGGATTCTTGACCGTTTGGATGCGGACGCGATGCCCGCTGCAATACCAGGAGACGATGCGATGTCACGCGACGCCAAAGCATTCCGTTTGACGGCCGATTGTGTTGCCATCCTGTCCGCAGTCGCGAATACGGAAGGTGTGAGCCAGACGGCCGTAGTGGAGCAATCGGTACGCGAGTACGCGCGTCGCAAGGGGTATGACGTTCGCAAGATTACGATTGATGCGCGCCGCGACACGGAAGGGAAGAACTAGCATGGATGGATTGGATATGGTTTGCGAACCGGGCGAATCGCTTGTGACTCACCTGTCCGGATTTACGCTCCCGTTCGAACGGCGCGCGCTTGACTATCTGTTTACGTTCGCAGCGTCGCACGATTGGGACGATAGCACGATTGATGAGTGTCTCCGCATCGCGCGCGGGCAGGCAAATGACAACGATCACGCGGTAACGTTCGGGATGGTTGTCTATGGCGCTGGCAGTGTGCTGGCAATCGAATCGCGGTTCGCTCCCGATTCGGAATACGCCTGGTAACCGCCAGCACAATCGAATAGCGCACAGAGACGGCCGCAATGCGCGGCCGTTTTTCTATGCCCGTTTTTGCCAGCGTTTTCGTGCCAGCATCGCGCATCCCGCGCGCGCGTATGGAACGGCCATTCGCTCACGATGCCCGTACGCGCATCGTACGCCACGCTACGCGGTTTTACGGTATGCGGACGTGTCCCGACATGCGATGATGCCCGGATGAATAAGACGACAACAGAACACTATCGCGCGTATCTACGTTCCGAACGCTGGAAACAGAAGTGCGAACGCGTCAGGAGACGTGACAAGTACCGGTGCGCATTGTGCGGCCAGACGCATCATCTCACGGTGCATCACAACACGTATGAGCGTCTGTATCACGAACCGCGCGCGGATTTGATCACGTTGTGTGACGACTGCCACGCGCTATTCCACAAGCGATTGTGCCTGCATTCCGTCTCACTTACGGATGTGCTCACAGACGCACGGTAGCGTGGTTTCACCTGCCAGCACGCCAGCGGCCAGCACGGCCGTGTTTGTGCGTCTGTCCGCGCGCGTAAGCGGCGATATCGCTACGATGCCCGTACGCGCATCGTGAGCCGCGTAGCGACGCGTTTTTCTCTCACAGGTCATCTCATATGGGTAACGTCGCAAACGCGCCGTACGATCGATCGTAGCGCGTTTTCGGAAAATCTATGCAAATCTCACGCTCCCGTACGGGAGCAATTTTCGTATCGCATCGTGCAATACATCGGCCGTCTGTTTCCCCTTAATCGGCCAGTGTCCGCGCGCTGGCTCACTGCCGATTCGCTCCCGATCGGACGCTTGACGCTGGCCGCGCCAGTACGAAAATGCGAACGGATGTACGGCATTTCCGGGCAGGAGTCGCACGGTGTACGGACAGGAGAACGATGGTTACCGACGGACGGGCAGGGCACCAGACGGATGTCACTTCCCTTCGGTTACCGACTTCCATCCAGTGAGTAAGAACGACCACTTTCCCGCATTACCACAACCGTGGAGATCCGAAATTTTTCAGGCGCGCATTACCGCATTCCCCGCGTTCCGAAAATTTTTCGATCGAGGCATGCTTTTTTCGCATTTTCACGCGGAATGCCACCGGTAGCCACATTGCGGACATTCGTGATCCGTGCCGCCGGTCGTGATAATCCCGGCGTCGTCGTCGGGAACGGGCGCGCGCTCCGACATTCCCGGCACGATCGTCATCCACAGCTCCGACAATGCCGGGGAATCCGTCTCCACCATGCCATTCAGTTCCGCCAGTGCCGAGGCGTCCGCGATCGCGAGCGCCGCGAGCGGGTCAAGGGTCATCAGCGCCTTGTGCTCTTCGTCAGCATCCAGTTCGACATGCAGCACCGGCACCGTCAGCTCGTGCATCTCCAGTGCATCCTCCACCCGCAGGTGTCCATCGATGATGTTTCCCGTCACATCGTTGACGATCACGACATCGATCCAGCCCAGTTCCGCCAGCGATGCACGCAGCGCGTCACGCTGTAGCTCCGGGTGCACGCGATAGTTGTACGGGTTCGGTGTCAGGCTCGCCGGGTCATCATGCGACAGCCCGACAATCCGCGATGCGATCGCCATCGTTCTGCTCCTGGGGCGAAAAGTGGGATAGTAGCAATGTACAAGCAACTCGAACAGAATGTCAATCCCATTCGGCATCCCCGTTTATCCGCGCCAGTAAGGCCGCGTGGCCGTCGCGCGGGGGGATTGACAGATGAGACTTCAGATGATGGCGCGCGCGGGTCAGATAGGTGCGCACCGTCGCCGTCGTGTAGCCGTAATACTCCGCGCAATCCTCCACCGTCATCGGCTCGCAGAAGCGCTCCGTCGCGATCGGGTGGCCGTCGATCACCAGCATGTCGTCCAGATAGCCCACCTCGATCGCGAGGAAGCATTTGCGCTCGTGCCGGTTCATCGTCACGATCGCGATTCGTAAGGGCATTTCATCGATTCCGAGGAGAAAATCAGAATGGAGGGCCACCGTCACAACATGCCCCCTCCCATCTCTCTGAGCAACCATCAGGGCAAAGGGATCCCGCTCAAACAGCGCCATCACGCGTTTCCGGTAACCGCGTTCCAGCCGTCTGCCTGTGTTCATACGAGCCTCCCCGCGACGCGGTCAACCGGGCGCTTCCAGAGCAGTTTGATCGGCAGGCACGGCACGAGGCAGATGTAGACCTCGCGCCACGTCGTCTCGTGGTAGCGGTTATCGATCCCCAGCGCGCGATAGATCGTGTCGGTCCAGTACACGCCCACCCACAGGTCGCGCGGTTCGAACAGCAGCCCGATCGACATGTCGTCGCGCCAGAATGCCGCGAACGTGAACAGGTTCCACATCACGGTTTGCCCTCCAGTATCTGCACGAACAGCGGTTCGTCCTCGGGATGCATCAGATACCACTCGACGCCTGCGGCCATCAGCGTGTTGCGCCAGCGGCGCTGACTCGGCGTCAACCTGCCCTTGCCCGTCTTCGCTTCCACGTGCATCGTCCGCTTCTGGCCCGTGTGCACGAGGAAGAGATCGGGAAAGCCTGCCGGTGAGTGCCGCGAATCCCACCAGCACGCCACCAGCCAGCCGCGCGCTTCCGCCAGTTGCCGCATCTGCCACAGCCACGCATCGTGCGCTTTGCGGATATGTACCCCCTCCTTTTCCGGCGCTGGCGTCCACTCCTGCGGAGGTGCAAACCGGCGCGGGACGGCACCACGCGGGTAGTGAATGTCATTCACTGCCGTACCGCACGATTTTCATGCCGCGCTTGCGCATCTCGGCATCAAGCGACGCGTAGAAGCGCCGCCAGCTCTCTTCCTGACTGATGATTTCGCCCGTCTCGGGCCACCGCACCGGCACGAGCGCGATCGCGCCGAGGAGCGCGCGCCGCATCTGCTGGTCGTTGTCGTGCCGCACGATCGTGATCGCACAGCCCATCTTGCGGCAGTGCTCCTCGATCGACTCCGCGAGCTGGTCCCACGTCACATCGGGAGACGCCACGATCCCGACCTGATGGGCGCGGGTGAGGATGCGCCAGCGCGGGATGTCCCACGCTGGCTCGTTGCTATTCGTCGCCATCGTCATCGTCATCCGTGGGGACGAGGGGTGGCTGTATGCCACCCCGCATCACGCGGCCACCCGGATAGCAGATCGTCGAGGCGAAGACTTCCCGATCACGATGCTGAGTCGGCGTCTTCGACTTGCGCGTTCGGCCGGTCTTCAGGAGCGTCCCGTCCTTCTGCGCGCTCTGCATGAAGGCTCCCAGTGCCATCAGGTTGAACGGCGCGCCGTTCGGGAAGTACGTCCTGATCTCATCGCGGACATCGTCCGAGGTGAGATAGGGCAGACGCACCGCCGTGTCATGAATGACGCACTTGATGAACGGGTGCCACGCCTTCGCACCCTGCGACGATCGGGCAATGCCCAGCAGCGCCGCCTTCCGCGTCGCTTCGTACGGGTTCATGCCTGCGGCCCCGCGATCTTGTCCAGCAGCCGCTTCATCTGCTGCACCTTCAACTGGAAGTCGGCGATTGCCCGAGGATCGGCTGCGGGAATCGCTGGGAGACGCGTGAGCCGGTTCTCCATTTCTGCCAGTGCCGTCTCATTGACGCAGATCGCCAGCAGCGGATCGGCGTTGATCTCATCCTCGGTCCAGGCGACGTATTCCCACGTATCCGGTACGATCACGCCGTCTGACGCGATCTCCTGTGCGCCATTCTGCTGGTTGTGCTGGCGTCCACTGTTGTAGGCACGCGCGTTGTATTTCCCCGGCCGTCCCTTGATCTCGCTGATCAGATCCGAGAGATGCGCCCGGATACATGCCATCGGATCGTAGGCCATCATGTGCAAGCCGATTACCTGCGCATCCTGGGCGATCTGATAGCCCTTGATGTGCTGCTTCAGCTTGTCATCGATCAGACCGTTGAGTAGCTCACGCATCTGTCGCTGATACGGCCCCGGATCATGGCGGTCATAGCGTCTACGCGTCATGATGGCAACCTCCTCACGTTATCGGGTTCTTCCGCTTCCGTCTCCAGGCAGGCGAGATAGCGCGTCACCCAACTGATGATCACGCGTGCCGCGTCAATGTGTTGCCGGACGAACATGTGGAGCATCGGATCGTCTTTGATGGCGTTCGCGTACTCCACCGGATTGACGAGCGAGACGCCGTCCGCATGTGAGAGCCATTTGTGAATGCGATCGTTCGCTTTGAACGAGAGCGCGCGCTGCTGTTGTGCCAATGCGCCCTCCAGACTCTGTGCGTGCGCCGTCAGGGTTTCGATCGAGGCGTCCTGCTCTTCGATGTGCCGTGTCAGCTTCGCGATCTCGCGCGCCTTTTCGCGCTGAATGTCTTCAAGCCGCTCCTCGATCTCGACGATACGCGCATCCTCAATCGGCCCTGCATCGAGCTGCTGCTTCAGCATGTCGCGCTCGATCGTCAGGCGCTCGACTTCCGCCGCATGCTCCTCAACCTGCTTTCGATGGTCCCGCACCGCAGCCACCGTCAACGCGCCGAGCTGATCCCGCACGACATCGATGAGCGCTTCCTGGTCTTCCGCCGGGAGTTGCGCCAGGTGATAGGCCATCATGTGCGGAAGCTGTTTCTCGTCGTACATCGCCATGAACGCTGGCACGAGGTCGGCGATCCGCTTGAGTTGGTAGATGTGTCCCGGCGTGTATCCCTCCTGATCTGCGAACTGTCTGACGATCAGACGGTTGCCGTGGGCACCTTCCCTGAACTCCTGCAAATCCCACCAGCGGCGGATCGTCCGGACATACTGTGCGGGACTCAGCACCCGTCGCCGTAACTGCTCCTCGATCCTCAGAGCGTCGATCGCCTTCTCGTCCGAATCCAGCACGGATTCGATGACGACGTTGACGATCTTCACGCCCGCTTTCTTCAGTGCCCGATAGCGCTGGTGACCGCAGATGATCAGACCGGTCGGCGTGACCATGATCGGGCTGATCTGACCGACATCCCTGATCGAATCGACCAGCGCGTCGAAATCCTCGCGTTCGAGATCGTCGAACAGCTCCTTGTTGCGGGGATCCGGCCGGATCCTGGTCAGTTTCCACTCTTCCATCATTCGCTCACTCCTTTCCGGCCGCTGCGACCTCGTAATCCTTCAGCACCGTGCCGACCTCCGGGTTGCCGCGCGCGTGTGCCGGGATCCAGAATGTCCCGGCATATTTCCCGAAGAGCGGTGCCTGCTCTGAGTAGTGCGCGAAATGCCCGCGCACGAGATGGAATGGGATCGTGTGCGTCGGCTCGTTCCGTGCCCGCGCCCCCCGGATCGTCGTCCCCGGCCGGACCACCCGCAGCGTGTGGTAGCGCACGAGCGGCGGCTTGCCCCGCCGGACACGTGCACGTTGCAGGCGCTCATCCGGATCGTGCGCGTCCACCACGACGTTTCGGACGTGCAGGAAGGCCAGGAAGTACGCGAGGAACCACGCGCTGTCCACCATGGCCGTCTTTGCGATGTCCGAAGTCGGAAGCGTGCCGACGCCACGCGTCAGATCGAGCGTGACGACGTGATAGCCGCCGTCCACGCCGCTCGGCATCATCTGCAACCGCTCGTCCAGGGGCAGATAGACGAGCGAGGCCGGATGGATTCCGTGCATTTCGACCAGCCAGATGCCGCCGACGAAGGCGCGCGCACCGAGATCGTAGAGATGCTCCACGATCTCCCGGCCCTGCGCCGCCGACGCGCCGCTCGGCGTGCTGCCGAGTTCCTGCATCACGTGCTCCGGTGACCGCCGCGCGCAGGACACGCCGGTCGGCACGATCGTTGATCCCCGGCGCATCCGCATCTCGAACCACGTCAGCGGGTACGGCGGTTTGCACGGCGTCGTGTCCAGTAACCGACGCACGGGTTCCTGCCACCCCACTTCCGGCAGCGCGTCCCAGAGCGGCTGCATCTGGAACACGACGTGCTCGTCAAGCGTCGGGAAGGGATTCAGTTCACTGACACGAAGATCGTCGATCAGCATACAGGCCTCTGCAACCTCATTCCGGGTAGACAACGAACCGGTTGAACGCCTGCCCTCCTGCGGCGACGAACGCGCAGTAGCTCATCTCGATCACCCATTTCGATCGCCAGTGCGGCACATCCGCAGGCGCGACGCGGTCAACCACCTGACAGACGATCTCATCCCCGGTGATGGCGTTCATCACGTGCAGCCTGGTGCCGAACGGGAGGTCAGGATGCGCGCAGAAATACCCCCGCTCGTTCGGCACGAAGTCCTCGGGGAGCTGCCCCCATCCCTTGCGCCGCTGAATGATGTGTGCCCAGCCACCGTGATCGTAGGACGCGTCGTAGTACGAGGCCGCGCCAACATTCGTTGGGTCAATCGGGATGCCGCTGAGTGCGGTTGCGGCGATCGTTGCCGCGATCATGAAGGTCATTCGTAGTAGACTCCCAGCTTTTTCAACTGCCGCTTGCGCTTCGCATCGGCGCGCGCCTGATTGACGCGCGCGAAAACCGCGAGGCGTCCGCGCAGCCACTCATCGGGCGTCGCATCGGTCCATGTCCCGTCCACTCCTCGCGCCCGGACGACGAAGACCGCGTGATGTCGCACCGAGAGATAGTCCGCACGCTCCTGCGCCGTCTTGCGGAGGATGTCCGGCTTGCAATCCTCGAAGAACACGAGATCGACCATCTGTTTGCGCGTCATGCGCTTCGTGTCGTCGAGCTTTGACACCAGATCAAATGTCCAGATCGCGTACCCCATTGCGGCCCTCCAGCAACCGGTCGTACTCCTGCTTGCTCATCAGCACCGCGATCGGCCGTCGGTGCCGGGTGATCACCAGCGTCTCCCGCTCGACTGAGGTGCGGGTGATCATTTCGCCGACGGCACGGATGAAATTCGTCGCCGTCACCGTCGTCGCTTCGCGCGGTCCGGTGCGCTGCATCAGTGCGCCCATTTCGGCATCCCATCCGGCACGCCGCGCGTCTCCACGTAGCCGTCGTAGGCGCTGCCGTTACAGTGCGGGCAGGGGATGGCTTGACCAAAATGCGGATGCCCGACCATCACGTCCGCCCGCACGTAGCGGCGATCGAGGCAGGGGAGACAGGCGAAGGTCGGTGTCAGGAGCGGATTGAGCGCGTACTTCGCTCCCTCGCGCTGACTGATCCGCACCGGCTCACCGGCCTCGAGTTTCGGCACCCCCGGAATGCCGCTGTCCTTGCCGACCTCCGCGTCCTTCTCCTCCTTCCAGCGATACGCCTGCGCACGCACCATCGCCGGGGATGGCATGTGCTCGGACTCTTCGAGGACGCCCTGCACGCCATGCGCGAACTGGGCGTCCGACAGCGCGCCGCAGCCCGCCCACCACGCGTCGAACAGGATCTCGTTCGGCTCGACGCGGAACGTCAGGCAGAGCTGCGTCATGAACTTCCGGAACTGCTCAGGGTCCGTCACCGTGACTTCTCCGGACTCCATGCGAGCGCCGCATGCACGACATCGGCCGTCTTCGGCCCGATGCGCCGTTGGGATAAGTCCCCGTGATCCGGCACGTGGAGCTGCACGCGCATGTACCACAGGGCGTACTTGCGGAAGTTGGCGTCGGTCAGCGGATCGTCATCGCCCTTGCGGGTGCGCCGGTAGTCGTCGAGCATGCCGTCCCACTCAACCTCGGGGAAGCCGCGATTGATTAGCTCGATGAACAGCTTTGGTGATGGGTTGAATGCTTCTACGTCGCTCGCGCGCGTACCCGCGCCCGCCTGCGCAGCGCGCCCCCGCGTTAGCGCTTTAGTATTTTTTTGTTTAAAGGTACTTTCGTGATAACCGTTCAACGCTGGACGGTTTATTGAACGCTTTTCTTCGCTAAAACCGTTCACATGTGGACGCTTTTCTGAATAGTATTCACCGTTGGACGCTTTTATCCCGACGTGGAGCGTGATCTGACCGGTGGTGCCACGGCCGCGCGCGGCTTCGTAGCTGATCAGGCCCATTGCCCCGAGGGTGGCGAGGTGACGCTTGACCGTGGAGACGGACATGTGGGCGTCACTGCACAGATCCGCGAGTCGGATGCGCATCACGTCGTCAATGTGCCGCCATGCGAGGACAAGCCCGAGCACGTAGGCACCTTCCTCGATCTCGGTCACGTCATGGATCATCCAGCGCATGGCTTCAACGCTCATCGGCGATCCCAGTCTGGCAACGACTCGCATCAACTCGCATCCCCTACGAGGTCGATCCGGAGACGGGATGGGCGGCAGTGCACCTTGTGCAGCCGCTTCGTCGTGATCAGTCCGTGCTGCTCAAGGGACCGGAGCTGCCGCCAGACAGTGGACCGGTCTACCCCGAGCCGTGCCGCCAGCTCCATTGAGGGGATCTCCACGAATCCCACCGGCTGAGAGAGGCGACGCAGGAACACCAGTAGACGGCGCTCACCGGCCCGTAGCGGGACGATGAGCGCCATGTGGTCATCCAGAACCATCTCCATCACGAGGCACCGCCTGGGCGATCTCAGGAGAAGGCGCGGTCCCCGGTTGCCGGATCACCGGCAGTGCTTCGAGGCGATGCGCCACTTCCTCGGCAATGATCCCGGCGTCATCGGCAACGCCGTCCATTTCCACTCCCGCCTTGGACATGATCCCGATCACGGTTGACCAGAGCTGTTGCTTGTCCGAGAAGCGGATGCCGCGCTCGATCCCCGTCTTGCAAATCCATGCCTGCTGGCGCTCCGTCAGCCGCTCGTTGAGCTGGACGCGCGGGTTGCGATCGGGCGGCGGCTCGGCAAGATCGACCGCGTCGGTGCCGTAGCCAAGCACCGCCAGCGCGCGCCCGATCGCCCCGCTCTCCGCTTTCTCGTAGTAGTCGCCAAACTCTTTCTGGGCGCACGAGCTGTGGCCGGTCGCCACCGCGCCGTTCGGCAGCGTGATCGTGCAGGTGAATCGCGCCAGCTCGGCCGAGGCGAACTTCTCCTCCGTCACGACCGTCGCGTCCGGATGATCGGCCCGCAGCCAGAGGATGCGCGGCCAGAGCGGCAGGTAATCCACCTGACCCTGCTTCGTCCGGATCTTGCGCATGTGCGCCTTGGGATCGAAGTCAGGCATCCATCATCTCCAGCGCATCGTGGATCGCTCCAAACGCAACCGCCATCGCCATCGCCTTGGCGCGCATCCGGTTGAAATCGCGCGCCGATAGCTCGGTCGTGTCCACGAGCGCCGCGCGGATCTCACCGATCGCCTCTTTTGATTCACGGATGAGCGGATCGATCAGGCGACTGCGTTCCTGTCGTGAGGCGTCCTGCTCGGCCGCAGCGTCCTGCGCGCGCGAGAGTTCGAAATCCTGCCACCAGGCCGGATCGTTCGGTTTTGCTGCCATTCGTACACTCCTCGGCAATAAGGAACCGAGCGTTGCCACGTGCGATGCGGCAACGTTTAGGGTGACCGTTACTTGACTTGGAGGAGTTCACGTCCTAGACTCAAATCGCACTCCTTTTCCCTAATGGTCCCGACGATCGGCTGTTGCGAGCAGCCGATTGTCACTGTTTGCATGTGCCTATCGCCTCATGCAGCACGTCGCACCTTCCTGGCATCACCCGGAACGAAGAAGCTCCGGTCTTTCGGTACATAGTAGATGGCATTGACGCGGTCAACGAACTGCTGCGAGACGGTGCGCGATGCCGACAGCCGCCGGACCCGGTTCACGTGCTGGAAGCTGTAGCCTGTCTCTTTCGCCAGTTCCATGGCCGAAATTCCGTTTTCGTAGCACCACTGCCAGAATGCCAGTGTGACGAAATAGCGCTGCTCGGCCACCCGACGCTCCCGCAACCCGATGCCTACCTGCTCCAGCACTGACGTTCAAGCAGCATACACTATGAAACTCGGGATTGCACCCTGTACGTTCACTAACTTACCGTAGCACTATTGTCAGAACGGCTTGGAGTGGTATATAGTCAGGTCATCAGCGCGTTTTGGTGACGCGGTCCAAGAAGCAACCAAGTCGCGATCGTGATTGGTCGCGTGCACTCGCCCGGACCACTTTGATGCGAGGGCGTTAGGGAAGTTGGCAGTGTTTAGGACGCCCGTGAGGGTTGGGAAATGGTTTTGGGTGACGGCTCGGGAAACCGTCACACGCGCAGGTGGGAGGTGTCTGCGGTGAACGACGAGTATCGACAGTGGTTACTGACGAACGTCAGGCAGCGGCAGTGGACGCACGCGGCATTCGCGCGCGAGGTGGGCGTCAAGCGCTCCACGGTGCAGAACTGGCTCTCGGGGGAGGGCAGGCCGAGTCGGAAGTACGTTCCAAGACTCGCGCAGATGTTTGGTCGGCCCGAGTATGAACTGTGGCAGTTTTACACGGACGGTCCAAACCTCGAACCGACATGGAACAATCTTTTGCTCAAGGACATCGTCCACATCCCGAAGGGTGCGACGGTTGACGATCTGCGCGTCGTCATCGAGCAGCTCAAGATCGTCGGCGAGGCTATGATCCTCGGCGCGATGCGGTGCCGTCTCGATGAGCGGACGGGATATCTACTCGCGCAGTCTGCGGACGAGTATCATCGCGATGAGCTGGCGAAGCAGGAAGCGAACGCGTACGACGAGGATGCGCGCGCTGCAACTGGATCGCCGGACGACCGTCGCCGATCCCGGTCAGAACGGACGCATCCAGCCATCCGGGCAATGGAGTCCCGTTCGCGAAATGGTCATCCAGAAGATCCCGCGCCTCGTAACGGGACCGATGCGCGAGCGTAGCAGCGCTCGGTGTCGGGTACAGGGGTTCGTCGCCGATGTCATGGGCGTGATCTGCCATGTCTCCCCCCTAGCTTTTTCGACTTGAGAAGAGATTCTAACCTTTGTCTGCCAGGGGGGCAAGATGCCCATTGGCCTACATCTTGCGATATCGGCCATCCTGACCGCCCAAAACGGATTTTGAACTACGGTTTTATGTATCATCGGACCCTGTTTTTGCCGAAATATTTGCGTAGAAAAGCGGCCGCGCCGCGTTCGGTCGCGGCCGATCCCAACTGCTGCTCGCCTTCCAGCCACTCGACATAACGCTCCAGCTCGGCGATGCGCGCGCGCAGCGTGCCGTTCTCGATCGCCAGTGCTTCGACGCGGTCCATCGTCACCGCAGCCCAGCTATCGAGCACCGATCGCACACTGCCCTTCCGCTGCACCGGCAACCGGTGCCGCTGTTCCTCTGAGGAACAGGTGTTCCCCCACGCTTCCTCAGTGTCGTCCCTGGCGTCCGGCCCCGAGTGCGTCTTTGGCGGCTCCGGATCGTCCAGAAGCACCATGTACTCCCGGCCGCTCTTCAGTGCCGTCAGCTTTTTGCGCTCGATCCGCAGGCGCACGCCCCTCGGCGTGATCCCGAGGATATCTGCCGCTTCGTTCACCGTCACCTGTCGCACGAGCCACCTCCTGGCGCTGCTTGCACTGTACGTACACTTAGCATACGATGTACGTACACTCGCCGCAAGCGGCTGCGAGCAAGAGGAAGCCCCCACCGGATAAGGGCCGGTGGGGGCGAAGCTGACCTGCTTAGGAGGTCGGTATGCGTACTGTACCACAACACCCGTCAACGTCAAACCTGCTCCTCAACGAACAACCGCTGTTCGTGCTGCCGAGTCTCGCGGTCGCCGTCGGCCTGAACGAGTCAATCTTCCTGCAACAGCTCCACTACTGGCTTCAGAAATCTCGCAAAGAGCACGAAGGCCGCGTCTGGATCTACAACACGATCGATGAGTGGCAGGAGCAGTTCCCGTTCTGGAGCACCGATGCGATCCACCGGGTGATCAAATCACTGAGGAAGTCGGGTGTCCTGCTGACAACTGACAAGTTGAACAAAAGCCGCATGGATCGGACACTGTGGTTCGCCATCGATTATGGCGTCCTGATCGATATCGCGAATTCGCAATGTGGTGTCGCGGAATCGCGATCTCATGTCGCGGAATCGCGATCTCCAGAGTGCGAATTCGCGACCTCTAACCAGTATATTAGCCAGGATAATACACAGGATAGAGATACCCCCCCTCCCCCCAATGAACTTTCGCCAGGTTTCCGCCGAGCGCTCGAAGCGTCCGAGCGGCAGCGGCAGAAAAAACAGCCGCGCCGGTAGCCGTCTGTCGCACAGTTCGACACTTCTGTCGAAATCCTTGACACATGTGTCGAACTGTGCGACAATTCTGGCAGTGGGGGAGCGGTCCCCCGGACTGTTATGGAGTCCGCCAGATGGTTATCACGAGCACGGATCTCGACAACGGGGTCGTCATCGGGGAGTACGACATCCCCGAGATTCACATGGCACAGTTCGAGAAGGAGATCGCGGCGCTGAACAAGCACGCGATTCGCTGCGGTTGCGCGCCCGCGACGATCGAGCGGCTCGGCGAGGAAGTGCGCCGGATCCCGATCGCATGGCTCGTCCCCGAGGAGCGGATCGGCGTCACCCGCTACGCCGACTACCTGTACATCCGCGTGCGGGTCACCGGGACCGCGCCGAAATTTGACGGCTGGACGCTCGCGGCGACGCTGGAGGGCACCGAGGCCGGGACGCTCGTGCGCACGGTCCCCGGCGTCGAGATCCCGACCGACTACCAGCAGGCGGACCCGACGCTCTGCGAGCACTGCGGCAAGCACCGCCGTCGGAGCGCCACGTTCGTCCTCCAGCACGAGGACGGCCACTGCGTTCAGGTCGGTCGCCAGTGCCTGCGCGATTTCCTCGGCGGGGTGGACCCGCAGGCGATCGCCTCGCTGGCCGAGACGCTGTTCAAAGTCCAGTCGGGCGGCTTCGGCTACGGGCGCGGTGAGCGCGTCCACGAAACGGTCGAGTATCTCTCGTACGTCGTCGCCGCCGTCCGCGAGCACGGCTACCTCTCCGCGTCGCAGGCCCGCAACGGCGACGGCGCTTCCACATCCGGCCGCGCCTCGCATCAGATGCGCCTCGATTCGAAGGAGATCGCCCGCGAGAAGTGGGACGAGAAATGGACGACGACGCCCGAGGATCTCGTCGAGGCGCAGGCGATCATGGACGGGGCGCGCGCGGCGCTCGCGGCCGTCGTCACACCCAATGACTACCAGCACAACCTGACGGTCCTCCTCCAGCTCGACTACGTCAAGGCGCGCAACGAAGGGTTCGTCGCGTCGGTCTACGGGTACGTCAAGCGCCTGCACGAGCAGCGCGCGAAGCGGCAGGCCGAGGAAGCGCGCGCCGCCACCCGGACCAACGAGTGGATCGGCACCGTCGGCAAGCGCGAAGTCTTCACCCTGCGGTTCATGGGCTACCGCGCCTTCCAGGGCGACTGGGGCGATCGCTACCTGAACCGGTGGGAGGACGCGACCGGCAACGCGGTCAACTGGTGGACCGGGACATCCGACGACTATACCGAGGGCGCGGTCTACCAGGTGCGCGCCACCGTCAAATCGCACGATGAGTACAAGGGCCGCAAGCAGACGATCATCAGTCGCGCGGCCGTCACGGAGGTCTGAAATGGAAGCAACCCCGATCGTCTGGTCCGACGAAGCAGCGGCAACCCTCGGCGACTTTGTCGTCGCCGGGGTGATCGCCCCGTTCGACTGGGACATCGTCCACAAGCGGTGTCTCATCTATGCCCGGAACGACGCTCGCGTGCTCCAGCGCGCGCCGGTCGTCACCGTCGCCGAGTTCATCCAGGCCGTGCTCTTCGAGTGCTACGGCATGGGCGACATCCAGATGGGTCTGAGCTGCACGTGGGAATACGGGCAGCTCGGGCCGAGCGAGCACCAGAAGGGGCAGCAATCATGAGCACGAGCATGATCTTCACCCGCCGCGACGAGGCGAAACACCCCGAGCGGCACACCACCGGGCCGTACCTTGTCACGTTCAACGGCGCAAGTGCCGAGATCGAGATCGATCTCGATGAATCCCGCATCATGGACATGGTCAGGAAGGCCGGGAAGAGCGTCGGCCGCAAGGCAACCGACGGCCCCGTGACCGTTCGCCTGAAGATCAGGGGGCAGCAGTCATGATCCGCCTGAAATCCCGCGCCGGTTCCGGCCTCGACTGGGAGTCCTACGACTCCCAGCAGGACTACCCGCTCATCAGCCGCACCCCGGTCGGTGCCTACCAGATCCACCACAGAAAGGACTCGGCGTATTACTCGTTCTACGTTGACGGTCACTACATCGGCCTCGCGCGCGGCCTCGATCGCGCCATTCGCCGGATGGAGGAAGTGCACCTCCACCGCTGCCAGGAGCGCGCGCGGCGCGATGCCGCCCGCAAGGAGCGTTGAAATGCCAACCACGGAGAAACGCCGGGTGTGGTTCATCTGCTACGAGACGAACGATCCCGACGGTATCAGGCGCGGCAGAGTGAGTGTCGGCTATTTCGACCGGGAGGACGCCGACGCCGAGATGCTCGCGATCCTGAGACGGCCTGAGGTGCACCAGGCGCTGATGAACAGCGCGTGGATCGAAGAGGAGGAGACAACCGATGGCAACGATCATCGCGCCTGACGGGCGGCGCGCGCATCTCACGCCCGCAGACGGTGAGCACTTCACCCTCGCGGAGATGCAGGCCGTCGTCGGCGGTCACATCGAGCTGGTCACGCTCAACGAGCACGACCTGATGTTTGTCAACGAGGACGGCCACCGGCTCGGCCTCACATTCAACCCGGTCGCCACCGCGCTTTACCACGAGGCCGGTGGCAGGCCCGAGTACCCGGTGCTCGGCACCGTCCTGCTCACGACGATTCAGGAGGTCAACTGACATGCACGTCATCACCGTCCGGCACTACCGGATCAACCTCGATCAGGTCAACTACGTCATGAGCGGCACCGGCAAGGACCGGCGCGTGGACCCGGCGAAGGAGGTGCCGATCGTCCACATCTACTTCGGCGGCACGGGCGAGGGCACCTCGCTCGGCCTCTCCGGGGAGGACGCGCTGTCCTTCATCCGGCAGGTGGACGCCATTGACCAGACGATGCGCCCGATCGGGCAGGAGGGCTGAAGGTTCTTCTTTATCGCACAAGGAACGGTCAGTGGAATGTATAACGAGCGCTCTACGCAGCGCGATAAAGGAGAACCTTATGCTGACGATCGATGGCACCGTCTTCGCGGAGGTCGTCAGCGTGGACGACAGCGACGGCATGTACTCATTCACGCTCGGGGCCAGCCCGATGCCCGCGAATCAGATCCCGCCCGAGATGCGGGACAACCTGAAGATCATCGAATACCTGGAGGGCTGGGGCGAGTGGACGCACGCCCTCGGCTACGAGCGGCGTGTCGGTGTGAAGGTCTGGTTCTTCGGGCGCGCGCAGGAGGGGTAGCAATGAACAACGCGCTGGAGGAGCTTCGCGTCACCGTCACCGATACCGACGGCAACGAAATCCGCGTCTACGACCAGTACCGCTTCGCACCGAGCAGTGGTCGCCGCACCTTCATCGGCTACCGCATCGACAACGGCAAAGACCAATGGCAGGTGCCGAACTGGCTCGCTGTCCTGAAGGTCATCGGGCCGTATCTGCGCGATCCGGGTGTTCCGTTCTAAGGAGGTCTGACATGCTCACATCGTGGCCCCCGGTGGCAACCGGGATCACCCCGGACGAGTTGCGCAGGCGTCGCCAGGCACTCGGCCTCTCACCGACCGCGCTGGCGCGGGCACTCGGCGTCCACCGCGCATCGATCTACCACTGGGAAACGGGAGAGGGGAAGCCGCCGAAGATGCTGGCGCTGGCGATCGAGCGCCTCGAATCGCTGCGCCGTCAATGATCCCGCAGCACCACTGGTCGCCTGCCGCGATGTCCATGCTGCCGCCGGTACGCGGCGAGGTCGTCGGCGGTCACGCAGTACCGGTGCGCGCGTGTCGGCGGATTCGGGTGCGGCCGCTTCGGCAGATGGCCGCGCCGCATTGCCTGGTAGATGCTGTCAACCCGTACACCCAGTATCGCCGCCGCCTGCTCTGCTGTGTACACCATCATGCGCTCCTGTACAGAACTGGTGACCGGTTTGCAGAGGGCCGTAGGTCTTGCGGGCTTCGCAAACCGGTCACCAGAAGCCGACATCCTTCGGCACCAGTGTACGAGCACGTTGCACAAAGTGTCGATCTCTGCTACACTCCGGGGGTGGGAAATCTGTTCTCACGAGACGCAAAAAGCCGCACGGCGCGAACCGGGCGGCGACGAGAGAAACCTGTTATGGAGGTTCCACTCATGGTCCACTCTACACCCTCCGACAAGCCACTGCCACAGCTCCTCAGATGGGAAACCGAGATCTCCGGTCGTCGCTGGAATGCGCGGACGGAGTTCGGCGAGTACACGATCTGCGCCGGGACGCGCGAGCAGCCGTCCCATGTCCTGCGCCTGAACGGCGAGCAGGTGATGACCTTCCCGTACCGCGACGAGGACGAGCACCGGATCCGGATGCTCCGGACCGCGCATAACTTCGCCGAGCAGCACCTCGCCAATGCGCGCGAGGTCTGGGCCTGCTACGACGCGCAGGGGGAGGGTGAGCGATGACCAGCAAATACGACCGCTATGTGCACGTGAAGTACAGCTTTCGCGGCGTCCCCACCTACCTCGTCGGGTTATGGGACCAGAAGGCCGCACAGTACTACTGGCCGATCTCGGCGCGCGCGCAGCGGCTCAGTGGCGCGTCCATGGCCTTCTCACGCACGATCGCCGGGTTCAACGGCAGCTTCTCCTACAAGACCCGGAAGAGCGCGCTCGCGGCTGCACGGCGCATCTACGGGCCACTGGTGGACGCGCGATGAACTACGTGCCGCAGCCACCGACCGTCTGCCCGCTCGCGAACGTGGCGATCATCTTCGCGACGCTCGGCTGCTTCTTCGCACCGTTCCTCGTGGTCGGCCTCGTGGCCGGTCACCTCGCCATCGCCGATATCGATCGCAGCTACGGCACGCTCACCGGCTTCGGCCGCGCGCGCACCGCCTGCATCATGGGCTGGTGCGGCACCGTCGTCTACGTGCTCGTCTTCGTCTGGGTGCTCATCACCCGCCACAATCAGGGAGTCTGATCATGACCGCCACCATGCACCGTCTCGTCTCGAAGGCACCGACGGCGGAAATCACGAACCGCGTCACCGACTTCACCGAGATCGTCGGCCTGCACGCGCCCTGGGCGCACGAGGTCACCGCGTTCCGCGTCACCTTCGTCACCTGCACGTCGGTTGACGCCGAGCTGACCTATGGCCGTCAGGGCACCATGCGCCTGATTTTCTACCGCTACCGGCCGAGCGCGGACGATCCCGACATCGGTGACCAGCTCACCGTCACACCCGGTCGTGGCGAGGAAGTCCTGATCGCCCAGCAACACCGGGTCACGCCGACCGGCTACGACGACACCGGCACCGCGATCCTCGAAGACGTGCCGAACACGATCCGCATGGGTGCGACCAGCTACGATGGCGACCGACTCCTTCAGCTCATGCACGCCGTCCACGAGATGCTCGTCCCGCCCGCGCTCATCGCGGATTGATCTGGAGGGCCGTGATGCGGCACTTCTCTCTGCACCCACCTCCTGATGCGTCTTTCGCCAGAAAACGCCGTAGCGTGGCTCACAGCGCGTTCTGGGGGCATTCCTGACACGGGGGTTCAGGGGCAGCGCGCCGTGCGTTCGCCCCTCGCGCGTTGATTGCTGGCTCATGACAGCCAGCGGAAGAGGAAACACTGGATGGTATCGACGATTCTCCCCGCAGTTCATGACGATGTGCCCGAGATCTTCCGGTTTCTCGGTGTGGAGTCGATCATTCGCTGGGAGCAGTACTTCATCGCCCCGGCACTGATCACGCCGGATCAGGCACGCACCATTGCCGAGCGGATGCACAGCAATCGTGACTACAGCGATCGGCGGATGCAGCGCTACCTCAAGGACATGGACCGTGGTGCCTGGAAAGCGCTCTCATCCACGATCTACTTCTCGGGGCCGAATCTCGTGGACGGCCAGACGCGCATCAAGGCACTCGTGCGTTCAGGCGAGGCGGGTATGGCCGGTCAGGCACAATCCTTCCTGATCGTCGTCAGGCCCGAGGGAGACGATGGCGCGTACGACATGCAGCACCAGCGGCGCGTGAGCGACTTCCTTGACATGACCGTCGCGGAAAACTTCGAGGGCATGAACAAGCACCAGGTCGCATGGACGGCTGAAGCACTGGCGATCTACTTCCTCTGGGCGCGCGACTCACTGAAGGAATATGAGACACGCTCACGGATGCAGGAAGTCGAACTGCTGACGGAGGACACCGAGCTGACAATTTTCGGCGTCACCTGTCGGCAGGCATGGTTCAGGCAGCATCACAACCCGCTGCCGATGGCGGCGCTCGCAGCGCTGTTCGCCTGCTTCCACACCGATCGGGCAGTCGCCGAACAGTTCGCGCTCGCAGTGACTACCCATGAGAATGTGCTGCTCGAATCACCGGCAGACCGGGTCACCAAATGGATCAACGACCATGTGCTGGACGCGCGGCGCGGCAAGAGCGAGCCGAACTCCTTCCAGTGGTGGAACTGCGTCGTCACGGGCTTCGAGCATTTCCGCACGGGAAGGGAACTGGCTTCGTTCCGGCTCCCGAGCGATCGCTTTGTCATGCCGAAAGGAAACGACTAATGGACGAACTGGCAATCCACCCCTATGCAAACCTGCTCCCGATGATGACCCAGACTGAATACGAGGCACTCAAGCTCAGTGTCCAGGCTGACGGGTTGCTCCAGGCGATCGTACTCTTCGAGGGCAAGATCCTTGACGGCCGGAACCGCTACCGCGCTTGTATCGAAACTGGCACGCCAGTCAGGACCGTGGACTACGACGGCGGTGACCCGGTCGGTTTCGCGCTCGCCACAAATAGCCATCGGCGCACGCTCACGCTCAAGCAGCGGGCGATCGCCGGGGTACAGGCTGCTGACATCTACCGCAGGCAAGCACGCGAAGCGCAACGGCAGGCAGGCCGGATGCACGGCCGGGGTAAAAGCTTGGTATCCGAGGATACCAAGCTATCGGACCAGCCCCAGCAAGGCGAAACAGGCACCGCTTCCGGGGCAGACATCGCCGCAGGACGCACACGCAAGCGCCTTGCCGAGCAGGTTGGCGTCAGCGAGGTCACCATGCAGCGGGCACTTGAGGTCGCGGATGGCGACAAGGAACTCTGGAAGCGCGTGTGTGACCCCGATAACGAGAAGACGATCACGATCACGGGCGCGTGGCGGGAGCTGCGCGGGGTGCCAGCAGATGGCCGGTCGGACGCAAAGATCGACTATGTCATCGTCGAACCCTGGCTAGAGCAGAAGCCGAAGACGACGAAGCTGTCCGACTGGCAGAAAGCGTTCTACCGACAACGGGAGAAAGCCGAGAAGTTGCAGCAACAGCTCTCGCTCACCAGGAGTCGGGCCTCGCACATGAAGTTCAAAGAGCAGGAGGAGATCAAAGGACTCGCGAAAGCGGAATACAACCGCATCGTCCACCAGGAACGCACGAAGTGGGCCTGCGTCCTTGCCTTCTCGGAGGGGCACCTGACGATGCGGCAGGCAGCGCAGCGTGCGGGGATGTCCCTCTCGCAGTTCCAGGTCGCCGTCACGGATCTGCGCCGCTTCCTGGATCTCCCGAAGGGTACAGAGCTGCCGTCGGGGGAGACGGAGGATGGCTCGCAATGACTGCCCCGCTCATCCGACTTGCCGACCGCATCCGTGCGGCGAGCGCGGACACGAGAGCGGTCGATCCGATCCGGATGAACCGCGCCTACCCTCAGTCCGTCGCGTCCTATTTCACGCTCATCCACAAGGCACTCCGTGAGGGGGTGCCTTGTATCATCGGAGATAACATCAGCGAGTACTATTATTACGGTAGCGATCAGGAACACTGGGATATCAAGCGTGATTTCCCCTGCCTGGTCCCACCATTTCCGAGCTTCTGGATTGAATGGACGCAGCCTTCCGCGATCCGTTCGCGCGTCCACCCCGACGCCATCCGTGAGCTGTCCACATACCCGATCTGTGGCACGCTCGTGGTGACCTACCCGCCCGAGCGTGTCCCAAACGTCTGGCTCCAGGCCGAGGAAGCGAACCGCGCGTCATGGTCCGACTTCACCGCAGGCGCGCGCTTCGTCATCATGCTGACGCCGGTCGCGTTCATGGAGACGATGTTCTCGGTGCCCTGCGGCGAATACTGGATTTCGATCGATGCCGAGGGCAACGTGATCAACTACGTGGCGATGACGCTCGGCGATCCCGAGTGGGCCTACGTGATCGGCCACGCCGCGCCTGTGTTTATCCACCCCGCGCTGTTGACACTGACCTTTATGAACCTCAGAAATGGCACCCTGACCGAACCGGCGCTGCACGCACCCGAGAAGTTTGCGCGCGCCTATCAGAAACGACGCGGTCAGGAGCTGGTCCGCTACCGGACCGTGGTCGTCGATCCGAACCGGACGGGGAAGCCGTCACTTCCGCAGGGGAACAGCGGGCGGAACATGCCGTTGCACCTTGTCCGTGGGCACATTGCCAGATATGGCGGGGAACACGGGAAGCTGTTCGGCCGCTATGAGGGCGTTTTCTTCCGCCCGGCGCACACGAGGGGGAAGCGAGAGGAAGGGACATCGGTACACGATTACGCGGTGAAGGCACCGCGAAAGGAAGGGGTGTGATGTTCATCGATGACCTGATCGCAGACGGCAAGGCGTCGCGTGAGAACCTGCCGGGGCACGTGGTATTCGATATGCGCAACGTCTTTGACGCGCTCCCTGACTTTGGCTGGTATAAGCCGATGGACAAACTGTTCTCGTCCACATCGATCCGCCCGCCGTACCCGCTCACGTGGCTTGAGTTCCTCAATGTGGACGAGCACCAGCGCGATCGTTACGGATGCAGCGCGCGCGAAATGACGTTCGACCAACTGCGGCAGACGCTCCAGCGGGTGCCAGAGCCACAGCGCAGGGGCACCGTGGAACTGATCGACCGTTTCATCGCAGACGGCGCGGCATCCATGGTCAGTTTCTCCTGGTATTACGGTCAGGCAGGACGTACCTGGCCACTCATCCGCGTCCTCCTGCCGGTTGACGAGAAGTTCGTGATGCTTCCCATCGACTTCGAGAACCCTGCCAACGACAAAGGCGGCTTCCTCTACATGCATCAGGCCGGTGAAATGCCGGGGCAGGATGACACCGTCTACGTCCAGCAGACGTTCTATGGCGCGTACTTCCTCGCGGTGCTGCACGTGCGCAATATCGTCCTCGATGATCACGCGCCGGACCCGGCCGTGCAGCGCGCGCGCGTTCGTCGCCACAAACAGCCGCTGATGCATTTCAAGACGCTGCGTGTGGTGACCCCAGGAAGCGTCAGGACGGCTCAGGAGCCGCGAGAACGGGGTGAGCCACAGGTGATCGCCTTTCACATCGTGCGAGGCTACTGGGCGCATTACAGCGACGACCGGCCGCTCTTTGGTCGGCCCGGTCTGTCGGGCACCTTCTGGATCCCGTCGCATGCCCGTGGCAGGAGTGACGCGGGCGTCGTGGTGAAGGATTATGCAGTCGTACGGAAGGAGGAAGCTGAACCGGTTGCGGCAGAGGAGTAGTGAAGGACAGGGGGACTCCGTGGAGGAACAGCAACAGGCATTCGACCTCAACTTGCTCGAGGAAATTCGCACGAGCATCGAGTACGTCGCGCCGGACATGAGCGACTACCTGATGCTCAGTGAGCTGGCGCGCGTCACGAAGCTGACGCACCACCGGCTCTATTACGGCATCAAATACGGCAAGAAGCGGCCGCTCTACGGCATCAAAAGGGGCGATCGCTGGTTCGTCCACCGGCTGGATGCATTGCAGTGGGCAGCGGACTCCCTCAATGACCAGGCAGATCGTGCCCTGAAGCACGCGCGGCGGATTGGCCGGATCATCGATCGCGAGAAGCTGGAGAAGATGCGGCGAGAGAACCCGCCGCAGCGCATGACGCGTGTCCGCTACGATGTCGCGCCTGCCGGTCTGCGCACCTATACCTACATGCAGGCGGCGACGGCTGTGCAGACATCCGTGCAGACGATGGGCGTCTACCTGACCAAAGGCAACCAGCTCGGCGACGTGCCGCGCTACATCACCGACGACGGCCGCGTGGTCATGCCAGCGGACCCGATCGATGCATTCGCGGCGACGCAGTCCGAGAAACGCAAAGCGAGCGCGCACCGCAAGTTCCCGACACCGACGGCCGAAGAGGCCGAGCGCGACCGCGCTGAGGGCGTGGGACGAGGACGCCGGAAGCATCTCACAGCAGTGGAACGCGGCGCAGCCTAGGGACAACTGGCAAGGGTTCGGGACAAAGGACGATTGCCATGAGTGACGGATTGAGCCATGCACAGCGCGTGTTGCAGCGCGCTGTTCTCCCCCAACGGCGCATCGAACCCGCGTGGTGGGACATGATGCCGCCAACCATCCCCGGACTGCGCGGGCAGTCACCGCCCCTGCTTGATCAGGGCGATCCCCTGCACGACCTCGATCCGATCCCCGAGCCGCCGCCGCGCGACTGGCGCACCGTGCCGCTCCCGGCGCGGATGGCACGGCTCCCGAGAGACTATCGCGGTTACCCGATCTTCTACACCGTGCAGCCGGACCCAAAACCGGCCGACGGCGCGCGCGTCGATTTCCGCGTCCTCAATATGGCGCACCACATGGAATGCGCGATCAGGCGGACCTGTGCGATCTGCAATAAGCGGCTCGGCTCCCGGCTCTTCTTCCTTGGCGGTCCGATGTGCGTACAGAACCGCGTCTTTGGCGACGGCCCGGTCCACGAGGAGTGCGGCCGCTACGCGATGCGCGTCTGTCCGTACCTCTCGATCGCGTCCAAGCAGTACCGCATGACCGATGTGGAGGAGAAACAGTACGAGGACGGCAGCTACGACAGCTTCGACGCGAACGCCATCCTCATCAAGCCACAGCGTGTCGTCATTTACATCTGTGGCGATTACCATGTCGCGCCGGTTCCGGGCGGGAAGCACATCTATCGGGTTCCGCCTGGAGGCATCGCCGAGTGGTACACCACCGAGGGCAGGTATCTCTGCCGCACGCGGCCGACGGGCTTCGCACAGTGAGCGCCAACGAGCCAGTCCGGGTGCAGGCAGTCCCGGTGAAATACTGGTATGACACCGAGCGCCGCGCCTACGGCCACTACGACCGGCAGGGCAGGGTCACCTGGACGCATGCGCCGCCCGAGGCATATGTCCCGATCGCCCCGACCAGTGCGTACTGGTCCCCGAAACCGGTCGTCATCCGCATCCGCAGCACGAGGAAGCAGAGGCCGAACGATGAACGATGAAGAGGAGCGGGTGCTACTCACCCGACAGATGCTGATGGCGCTCGAAGAGATGCCGCCCCATACCGGCTACTGTGCGTTCCTCACGTCTGAGGATCCGCTCGTTGTCTTCCGCATTACGCCGGATGAGCTGGGCGCGTACGCGATGATGGTTTCCGCAGAGGATCCATCCGTCATGATGATGCGCGTCTTCCCCGACCGCGACACCTTCGTGATGTCGCTCGGCGCGGCCCCGGTCGTGCCGAAGGGTGGCGCATGGTCGCGCGTTGACACCGACCAGATGGACATCCTCGTTGATTACCTCACCGATGCCGTGCCCCACGCTGAAGAGAATCAGATGGATGTGGGGTACGGGTTCACCATTCTCGTGGACGGCCGGACGAACTCGGTCGCCATCGTCAATGGCCCCGAGGCAGCGCGCGAGGCGTCACGCGAGTTCGACAGGATCTATCGTGAACAATCATGACGAGGAGAACCGCTACGAACTTTTCGGCGATGCCTACCCGACCGAGGCGGGCACGCAGATCGTGGTCGCGGCACCGCATGTCATCCTGCCACCGGCATACCGAGAGCGGTCGGTGATCGCCGAGAGTGTCGTCATCGGCGAAATGGTCAATGGCAATGTCGCGATCGTCGGCATCGTCGGCGAGGTCGCCATCCGGCTTGAGCTGAACATGCAGGAGGGCGCGCTGTTCGCCGGGATGTTCCTCGCGCACTTCTACCCGCCACAGGAGGAAGAATCATGACCGCGTCCCCGTCTGCTCAGGTTGACCGCCGGTTACCGCGATCGTTCCGATGTGATATGTACGCGCCGGAACGCTACACGCTGTGCGTGATCGTGGGCGGCCAAGTCGTAGATCGTATCAATCTCTCCGAGGGAGAGCTGCGCGCCTGCGCGGAAACGCTCGTGCGCATGCTCGGCTGGACACCCTACCGGAACCCGCAGCGAACGGAGGAGCCGGATGACACTGTACCGCGTCCAGAAGCGGCCACTGGAGAAACCTGACTGGAAGATCATCCACACGGGCGACAGTCTCGACGCGGCACTCGATGCATTCCTCGACGAGACGGTGGCACGCGGCAGCGGCGTGACGATCCTCGAACGCGAGCTGGATGACGGGAGCTGGCACACGGTGCCGCTTGAAGACATCGGCGGCTCACTGCGCTCCCTGTGGACGCATAAGGGTCAGAAAAGATGAGACGCGGGTATCTCTACATCCTCAGCGCCGACGACAACCGGACACTGATCGGCTTCCCTGAGGATGTGCAGGGCATCCTCATCTGGTCCGCGTGGAAGCACCACAACCACGACCGCTGCGTCGTCGGTCAGGAGAAGGTCGGCCACCGCGAAGTCTCCACCGTCTTCATCGGCCATGGGCACATGTTCGAGACGATGATCTTCTCCGAGCTGGACGGTGACCCACTGAATGACAAGCAGTGGCGGCACGAGAGCTGGGACGAGGCGCGCGCCTTCCACGAGCACCTCTGCGAAGAGCTGAGAACCTACAGCGACTGGGAGAATGACGACGAGGCGTGGGAAGACTGGGAGTTCGAGACACAATAATGCCCCCGACCGGTTGATCAATCCTTTGCATGTGCGGCGTGTGTCGCCGACACGGCAAAGGGTTGATCAGGTAGCGGACGGGGGCGGTGCCGGGTTCCTGAGGGTCAGTGAGAGTGTACCGCAGAATGCTACTCGTCGTCGCCGGGTTCGGGCACGAGATGCGTCTGCCGGTGATGCATCATCGCCAGCTCCTCCTCGTGTTTGTTGACGCGGTGACTGATGCGCCGCACGAGCCGGTGCAGGATCGCCGCCCAGAGGAGCGCGATCGCCGCGAGCACTCCCGGCGCGTACCTGACCAGCCTGCCGATGTCGTCAAGCACCGTCCTCATCATGACCGTCACTCGCTGGCGGCACGGCCGCGAATTCCTGCGTATTCAGGTTATTGACCACGTCATAGGGGAAGGCGTTCTCGGGTTGGTATATAAGTGTTCCTCGCTCGAACCGCTGAATGGTGCGCTGCCGCGACGTGCCGTCGTCGTCGGTGACGATCGCCTGCTCTTCATTCGCGAGGGCGTATCCGAGTACGGTCATCGGATCCTGTCCGGCCGCGACGCCGTCGTAAAACCGCTTGAACCCGCCACCGACACCAACCTCATTCCCGGCATCGTCCGGAGAATACGGATTGTCTGGCTGAACGAGCCAGTTCGTGGGCGGCGGATCGGGCGGGCGCGGGTCCGGCATCGGTTCGACATTCTCGTAATAGGCCCAACCCATGTACCCCGGCGTCTGGTCATTCCAGTACATGTAGCCGACATTGCTCGGGTTCGTCAGCGTTCCGAGCAGCCGCCCGTCGCCCATGCTGATGCCAACGTGACCGTCAGGGTAATAGAACGTTTCATCGAAAAAGCACGCGGCACCTTTCGGAGCTGGCCCCGGCTGGAGATCGCGCGCGCGACCGGCGGTGACCGCATTGGGGTACAGCGGCACATCGACGCCGCAGTTGCGATTCGCGCTGTCCGCGAAGGCGAGGCACCAATAGGCCCACTGATGCGTACCATTAACGGTGTCGAAACCGTTAGAATACGCGTGACCGATCTGCGTCTGGCCCATCGCGACAACATCGTCTGCGGAGACGGTCACGGGTGCACCTCCATTGTCGGGGATGACTTCGTTCATCACGCCGACGATCGCCTCGCTGTATCCCTCGTCCGCAGCCCAGACGCCGTCCATCTGGCACAGTTCGCTGAAGCCCTTTTCCATGCCCCCGAACCCGAGCGGGGCGAGCGTCCCGAACGGTTCGCTGCCGTCCGTGAAATAATCGGTGAGCAAATCGAGTTGCCCATGGACGCCGTCCTCCACGGTCCCGTGCGGCGTGTCTTCGGTGTAGAGCCAGATCACATCGGGGGTGTCGTCGGCGTAAATGCCGATCCCGGCCGCGTTGTGACTCTCTTTCCAGCGGTTGCTGGTGAAGTAACCGGTTTCAACACAACCCTGCGCGATCGCGGCATTGCTGTCGTAACCGATGATGGCGCAGCCTTCGTCGTAGGTATCGCAGATCGCCTGCGCTTCGTCGGGGTTGTAGGCACGGATGCAGGGGAGCCACCGGTCATCGAGCGGGACATAGCCACGCGGATCGTAGGTCGGCAGGTAGGCCATGGGAGCACCTCCGCTGGGCGGCGAACTATCACTAAGACCCATTGGTTGTAGTCTGTGAGGGTGTTGCGTTACGCAACAGTCAGGGGTGAGCGATGCACGATTCGACACACGCGAGGACGACGTATGAGCCGCAGCAGTTGATCCCGGCGACCGGTTGGCTCGGCGTCTGGCTGATTGAATACAAGGTGCCAGTGCCGGAACTGTATTGCGCGCCAATCATCGGGTTCGCGATCACGGTGATGACGGAAACCGAGTATCGCGGGGCGTACAAGACCGGGAAGGCAATCGCGACGCGCCTGATCTGCGGCTACACGCCGTCCGACGCCGGGATCGACGCCTGCGAAGAAAGTCCCAACTTCCTCGGGTACATCCACGAGAGCGAGATGGAGCAGCGGGAAGAGCGGTTCCGCGAGGAGCTGGAGGTGGCGCGGCGGAAGAAGGATCCGGGTGTTGCGTAACGCAACAGTCAGGAGGGCGCGATGTTGCCACTGCACCACCCCATGTGGACGATCGATGCGCGCCGTCGGGTGCAGCTCTACATGCGGCACGCGGGCCTCGGCGATCCCGGCATCTACCATGTCGAGTGGGACGCCGTCGCACATTCGATCGAGGAGTACGTCGCGATGCTTGGCGAGGATCAGATCGAAGAGTGGCACGTGCTGGAGTTCTTCAGGGAGCACTGGACGCCGAGGCCGAACGACACCGAGGAGCCGGGGATACCGGACTGGTTATGAGAATGCGGGTTCTCACATCCGATAATCGGGTCTTATCGGAAGGTTGACCGGTTGCGAAGACCGCAAGAGAACGGCCCTCTGCAACCGGTCAACCTTAGCTAGACCGGCCGCTGTCGTGCCGCCTTGAGGAACCGCGCCACCTGATCATTGCTCTCCGCTGGCAGCAGCACGACGAGGTAGGTGCCGCGCTTCTCGAACAGGTCCGCGTCCTCGATCGGCAGCTTGCAGTTGAAGTTTGCCGCTTCGTTGCTGTAGCGCGCGCCATGCGTGAGCGTGAAGGAGCCGGTGGACATGCTCACGTCTTCCGACCACTGGGAGATGTCCGTCACGTAGACGAGCGGCCACGACGGCTTCGGTCGCAGGTAGTCGCTGGCATGGAGCGGCACCGCCTTCATCTCGGGGACGGCAACCGGTGCCGGTGAGAGGATTGCGCGCGCGCGCGAGACGAGCGCCGTGATCGGGTTAGCTGCCATCGTCTACCGCCATCGGATCCATGCCCATCGCGCTCTTCCAGCACTCCTCGGCCATGATGAGCGCGCCATGGGCCGCGATCACCGCCGCCTCGTGCCTGCCCTGATCGCCGCCGAGTTCGGTCATGCCGAACCAGTACGTCGGCTCAAACGTGCCATCCGTATTGACCGTGATCACGATCCGCTTCCGGCCGTCTCCAGCATCGAACGTGACCGGGTTCTTCATCGCAGGCGCATGATCGTGGTTGTGATTGTGGCCGTTCGATGCAGGACCGGGCGCTCGCGGCGTCACCCGCATCAGATCGCGCAGTTTTGGCATGTCTAACCCCCGTGAATACTTACGCATAGAGAACCTGACTCCCCACCCCGGACATCTCGATCACGCCGAACCCGGACAGCTCGACCTCCGTCAGCCCATCCGGATTGCCCGCTGCGGGCACACCCCAGAGGTTGAACGTCACCATCTGTCCGGGGGCGCTATCGAGGTACGGCGTGATATCAACTGAGGATTGCATCGAGCTGGTGAGGTTCTGGCCGAGCGCGTCCGACTGCGCGGTCAGGATGACGCCGGGAGCGCCGCCAATCTGCATGTCCACCCGGACTGCCACCTGAAGGTTCGTCTCGAAGATGCCGACATCGAGCGCGTGCGTGTGCGAGCCGCTCTGATGCGCGGCGTTGGTCGTCGTGGACGCGGCCCGCGTCGAGGCAATCGCTGTCGCCGGAAAGACGGTGTGCAGCGGCCAGCCCGTACCCTGGCTGTCCACGCCCGGTTTGAAGCCGCTGTAGTTGTTCGTGTTCAGCGCGGGGTTGTTGAGATTCGTTCCGCTGACATTCCCGCCGCCGCCCGCGACGGTTGACGAACCGTGACCGTGGTCGGTATTGGTACTCTGGTTGTAGTACGCGGTATTGATCGTCCCCCCCTTGCCCGCGCCCTGAAGAAACGCACCGCCGTAGCTGGGATTGCTCGTGCCGCTGTAGTAGAGGATGCCGGTGCTGGCACCCGTGCCGGGATCGCCGCCTGATCCGAACGTCATCGTGTGCTGATGGCTGTTGATCTGCCCATCGACGTTCCCGGCTTTCCCACTGTTGGCGACATTGCCGCCGCCCGTGGCCGGGACTGATGATCCATGATTATGCCCCCACTGACTCGCACCCGCAGTGATGTTCTGACCACCCTGATTCCCGTAGGTAGTTGACGCATGGGCGTGCCCCAACTGCGATGCCGTGTAATAGACCGCCGTTGCCGCCGTCTCATCCGTGTCCGCGATCGAACCGCTGACGGTGAGCGCGGGGATGTCCACGTCATGCTGATGCCCGCCGTCGGAATGCGCCTGATTGAGATCGTGCCGGACCGGGAAGATGCTGACGAGGATCTTGCATTGTTGCACCCGGAACGCGGTCTTCGGGATCTCCCAGTGCTTGGTCAGCGGGTGCTGCGAGTCGATCTTGACGCGCCCCGTGTCCAGCGGATAGATCGCCACGGTGGTCGTCGGAATCACGCGCAGGGCTTCGACCATGCCGCGCGATGCATCGTTCGCGGTGCTCGTGGCATCGGGCGGATGCTTCGCGTTATTCGTCAGCGTCCACGTGTCGATCACCTGATCGCCATACTGCCGCACCACGGAGACGACGTAGTAGACGCCTTCCTCCGCGACCTCGGTGAAATAGCCGAGGCCATCGACGCCGATGCGATCGTAATGGATCTGCACCTTCTCACCGGCACGGACCGGGCGGCGCTGCCCCACCGTCGTCACCGTCACCGATTGTTGCGGTAGGCCGTACCAGCCGAGCTGCGCCTTGGCCGCGACATAGAGCGCGCGCTCACTCATCTCCTGGTTGTAGATGTCGCTATCGACATAGGTGAACGAACTGTCCGTGAAGGGCGCGCGGAACTCGGCATTGTGCGGTGTACGCTGCTCCCAGTACTGAAGTGCGGCATTGCTGCTCATCGTGTATTCGAAGCCGTCCGCACCGCCGTCGAGCCGGACGGCATACTCGAACTGCTGGCTGTCCGTCTTATTGAGCCGCGCCGGTCGCCACGCGGGATGCGTGGGATCCGTGGTCGTGTCCCAGAGCGCGTGAATCGGAAAGTTCGCCATGTCCGCTTCGGGGAAGTAGTACTGCACCCCGGAGTTGTAATCACCGGGACGGACAGGGTTCTTCGTGGCGTAATGATCGTAGGTTGGATCGAAGAGGATGCGGAAGAGTCTGCGGAAGCGGACCTGATTGATCCCCGAGCCGCCGCCGAGCGGGGTCATCGTCGTCACCACTTTGCTGCAATCAGCCGGGTGCCGCGTGATCGTCTGCGCGACGCGCGCCTCGGGGTTGTTCGCGAGGATCTGCTGCACGTCACCGCCGTCGGGGGAGATGATCTGCACCGCCGGTCCCTGCCCGAACAGGCCCAGCTCGATCGAGCGGATCGGCGTCCCCCACGCGTCGTGCACCTGCCGCGCATGCAGCCCGGTCGCTTCCGCTGCCTGAAGGAGCGCGCCAAGGATCGTCGCGTCCTCGTAACGGAGGATGTAGGGGAAGTTGCCGTTCGCATCGCACGATGCGCTCCAGCCGCGCCGCAGCGCACCGAGCCGTGCCACGATCGCGCTCAGGGTGAGGCTCTTCACACTCTGGCCGTTACGGGGCGGCGGTGCCTGATTGACACTCGCGGTGGCGTAACCGGCAACCCAGCCCTGACCGGTGGTCGAGAAACGCAGGATCTCCGTGAAGTTTGGCAGGTTGAGGGTGATCGTATGTTCATCACTGGCCGTGATCTGATCCTCGGGATCAACGATCAGGCCGTAGGCGATCGTCCCCAGCTCATCGTCGATGATCTGCACCGCCGCCATGCCGGTGAGCAGTCCGAGGTTCTGCCGGAAACTGCCCGAGACGGTGATGCTGTGTGGCGAGAACTGGTCGAGTTCCTCCATCACAATCGTGGCACTGAGGATCTCTTCCATCGCCCACACCTGCGGCAGCGGGTTGAGATCAAGGTCGCAGAGCACAAGAGAAAGCAAAGCCATTGGATCACGCCCTTCTCATTGCGCCAGCACCTGGTAGAACCAGGTGTAGTCCGTGCCAGCAGCGAGTGCCCCCTGACCACCGATGATTGAGAAGCTGGATGCACTGAGTTGCGTGACATCGACATAGCAGGCTTGCGCCGATGTCGCCGCCGTGGAGCCGGGGGTGCCCGATGTGAGGATGACGCCATACGGTGTGCCCGCGTAGGGCTGGACATAGTTGATGCGCGCTACCAGTGCATTCGATCCCGCCGGGGCTGTTCCAGCATGCACGACGATGCGACCCCATTGATCCGTACCCGTGACGGTGCAGGTTGCGCCCGCACCACCTGCGCCCGCGCCGAGGACGGACGTGGGTGGTGTCGGCACATTGAGAGGCGTGATCTGGATCAGACGCATGCGACCGTAGCTGTCCCAGATCGTCGCCTGCGTTACCGCAGGGCCACCGTGATTGCCGTCCCACGGCTGAATCGTCAGGGCGGCAAAGTTCAGTTTGCCGTTGCGTCCCATATAGATCGCCATGTCGTTCTCGGACTGGACCGCCATGGTGTAGTGCGAGTACAGGTGCAGCCCCTGCTGCGCGTTCGGCGGGGTAATACCGGGGACGTGATTCCAGATCTTCGCCTGGACGAGATCATTCGCGATCCAGACCGTCGCCTGATTGAGGCTCCCCGGCGTCGGATCAATAATGACGCTGCCGCTGATCGGCGCATCGTAGCCGCCAGATGGCGGAATGGCCGAAGCAAACGGGCGGATGTGGAGTCCGAACTGATCGGCATAGAGGTAGGCATCAAACCCACCCCCCGGCAGGGGTTGCCAGACGCAGCCATTCTTGCCGGGGAAATCCGCGACGGTGCCGATGCGCCGCACATCGGCGCGCGCGCTCATATCCGTCCCCGTTGCCACCGCGAGGAGGGTATAGGTGTTGCCGAGCGCCGAGACGGCATGGACATCCAGCACTGCGCCATCAACACTGCCCGTGAGCGTGACGGCGGCGGCGGCGGCGGGTTGACGCTCCCTGCCGTCATTGATGACGAGTGACCCGTAGGGCGTCAGCGTGCGTCCGGACACGGTCACCGTTGCGAGGTTTGTATTGGCGACCGGAAGTCCCGCAGTCATATGAGCAGCCCCAGATTGGTGAGGGTGGTGCAGAGGTCACTGTCCGCGCTCTGCGCCTGCGCGGAGGAGATCGGCCCCTGCGATTGATGCAGGCAGAAGAGGTAGTTCGGGATGAGCGCGCCCGTGAACGTGTCCCGCGTGATCCCGGTGGCGTACTGGCCGTCATCGGTGGTCATCAGCATGACGCCATTCCGGTCCAGGAAGAGGCCGACGATCCAGCCGCGTGCCGGGGAGACGTTCGCGTCCCGCTGTCGCCACGTCATCTGCGTGGCACCGGCGACCACGTAGCCCTGCACGACGCCGAGCGCAGGATCCGTGGTGATGTCCTGAATCTTTGCCGTGCCGTAGTGAGGACCGCGCACCGCGATCATCCATGCGCAGATCGGGCAGGGGCCAGAGACCTGAGCAGGATCGAGCCGCATGTTCGCGAGGTCGAGGGGCGCGACCGTGGGATCACCCTCCACCAGCTCCCGCCACCAGTGCCAGATTGTGTCATTACTGCCGAACGGCCCGCCCATCGGCTGCATGTCCTCGGGCGTGAGATACCACTGGGCACCGCATTTCGGACAGGTGATCAGCACTGAGAGGAACCACGGCAGCGAGGATGCCTGCGGGGTGGGGGTGGTGATCAGACGCGTCATCACCGGATACCGGGATACGGGTTGGCATTGCGCCAGCGGAGGATCTGATAGCCGACATCGCCGCCGAACGCGGCGTCGATCATGGTCTTGACCGTACTCGTCCACGCTTTGAACTGGTTGGCTTTCTCAACCTGTTCAGCGGTCGGCGTCCCGCCTGACGCCCAGAAGGCGGCGATGTCGTCTGCTGAGTAGAGGCTGTAGGTGCTGACCACGTAGTCCGCAGCGGCGTTCAACTGATCGCACATCCGTGCCAGCTCCATGCCATAGTTCGTGGCACTGACCTCATCATAGCCGGGACCGAACGGAAGATTTGCCGGGGGCGCGCTCATGAGGAACCCTCCTTACTTCGTAACCTTCCAGATGTAATGGACGTAGGTGACGCGGAAGTTCGTGCCGTTGCCAGGAACCATTTGCGCGGCAATGCTGACGGTATGTGCACCGGGAGTCGTGACCTGTATCCGCCCGCCGATGGGGATGGTGGCGTAGTCCTGCGCGCTGGAGAGTGCCGTGGTGGAGAAGATTGCAGCCTGGTTCATGTTCGTGGCGTGATCGAGCCACGGGGCACACGCGCACAGAAGCGGCATCGTCCCCGTCGCAGTATCGACACGCACCCACCCCTGAACTTCGATCCAGCAGTTGCAGTTCGTCGTGATACCTGTGACGGTGCCGGGAACCTCGATAAACGTGGTTGACCCTGTGGTATAGAGCGGTGACAGGTTGGCGTAGCCGATCTGCTCATCATCCATCACGTTCCAGTTCGTGCCATCGAAGTAGTACCAGCAGTGGGTGTCATTCCGGTAGTGACACGCTCCGGTGTTCGCGCCGCCGGGGAAGTTCGTGGAGCCGAAGATACCGACCGTGCCGCCGAAATAGGCGGCCCAGTTGTTCGTCCCGATGCTCGGTTGCGCGGTATAGATGCTGTAGGCGTTCGTGATCGCGGCGCTGCCCGCACCGCGTGTCGGCCCACCGTTGAACTGTGAGAACGCGTTACTGATCGCCCCTGCCGTCGTATCAATCGCGGGGGCAACCTGCAATCCGAGGGCTTGTTGCGTTGCCTGCGCGCGAATGGTCGGCCCCAGATACATCCCGACCGCGTTCCCACTGGCGGGGCCAACGATGGTGAGGCCCGTCCCCATGTTGTACCCCGTCGTTGCGGCAGGGGCCGCACCATGACCGACCGTTCCGGTGACTTGTAGCGTGCTGCTCATCTGCACCGCGCCGGTCACATCGAGTGCGTTCCCGGCTCCCGGCATCGTTGGGCCACCCACACGAACCGGCCCTGAGAGAATCGCGCTGGCATTGTTTGTCCCGATCGTCGGCAGATCGACGTTCAGACCGACCATATTCGTCACCGCGCCGGACTGCTTCGTCGGCTGCGTGATGTGGAACGCACTCAGCGTCGTGACGACATTGGACCCGTTGGTCAGCGCACCGTTCCCTGCCCGCTGAATGTCAACCAGTGCCGCAGCCGCAGTGACATTCGCGGTCGGCTTGATGGATAACCCGTGATCATTCACCAGCGCGTCGGCAGGGACGACTATGAGCGGTGTGGTGGTGGTGTTCGGATCCGCCTGCCAGACCAGACCCTGATTGAACCCGTTCGCACCCGTGCCGCCGTCCGCGACACCGATGGCACCGCCAGCACCGACCGTGACGCCACCCACCCGGAGCCACGCGCGCGCGTCCTCGCACCAGCCATTCTGGTTGTCGTTGTCCGTGCGGATGTACGTCATCTGACTGGTGTAGTGGATGTAGGCGAGCGCCGTGTACTGCGAAAGCGCGGCGGGATAGGACGGGTTGGCGAGGTCCGTGAAGGTCGCGCCCGTCGTCCATCCGAACGTGCGCTGTCCCGTGTCGAAGTAGAGGAGGTCAATCCGGAAGTTGCCCGCAGTGGGCTTCGTCGTGGACGCATTCTGCACCGTCGCCGCCTGCTGCCGGATGACGCCGTCCGTGCCGCGATAGCGGAATGGCTCGACATTGACGGAGTACGACGGCGTGTTCGTCTGGAAGACCCGCGCCTCGTCCATCGCCGAGGTGAAGATGAACGGCACGCCCGCCTGACCGTGGACATGGTTGACGGGCGCATACGGCCCGCCGCTTCCCGATCCGGATGACGCCTGCGGCGCGTTCAGGATCATGCGCGCGCCGAGGATGTCCGACTGCTGAATGCCCTGCGCCAGCATGCCGGAATACGCCTGAATGACGGCCACGGGTGTCGTGTTCGGCGAGACATGAGGGATATTGTTCGGATTGAAACTGCCCATCATGTCGGTGCTGGTCGAAATGGCGAAGTCCGGCGTCGAGTTGATGGCGATCAGGATGTAGCGATAGGTGCTCGACCCGGTTGCCGGGATGTACTGCGTCAGATCCGGCGTCCACCCTCCGGGCCAGAGGACGAGGGAGTTGTCATCGTTCCACTTCCGCAGCGCGTTCACCCAGACCGTCGTGTTTGGCGGATTGTGGGCCGTGACGGACCCCTCATTCAGCTTCACGGTGTCGATGGAGCGATCGATGATCTGGCCCGCCTGAACCGAGCCGTCGATCTGTGCCTCGCCGTTCGCGCCATGCTTATGCCCGACCGCGCTGAAGCCCGCTGTCGTCGCCGCCGCCAGCTTCGCCGGGGTGATTGCGCCGTCCTGAATCGCTGCGGTATCGACCGATGCGTCTGCCAGCTCACTGGCCGTGATCGCATTGGCCGCGATGTTGGTCGCGGTGATCGTGTCCGTGCCGATGTCCGTGCCGGTGATCGTGCCATCAAGGATCTGCGTCGAGGTGACCGATCCCGTTGCCAGCTCGGACGTGCCGACGCTGCCATCGATGATCTGGGCCGCGCCAACGCTGCTGTTCGCCATCATTGACTGAACGATCGCCCCCGGCGTAACGCCAGTTGCATTCCCGGTGAGCGGTCCCGTGAATGAGGGTGCGCTCACCGGTATATTGGAACTCACCGCAGTGGGTGAGATGCCCCACAGCGTGGTGGTCCCTGCATTGTTCTGCACCGCCACGATCGTCTGCGCGGGATCACCCGGAGCGTTGTGGAGGATCAGCGCCGCCTGCGACGGTGCCGCCGTACCGGAATAGCTCTGCGGCCCGAGGTGGGTGTGATTCCCTGCCGCCGCCTGATTCGCCGTCGTGCCGATCGTGTGATGGAGCGCGGTCGGCGCGCTGTCGGTGTCCGGTGTGAGATGGGTGTTTGCCTGCGCGAGCTGCCCGCCGTGGGTGTTGTCCGCGTGATTATGCTGTCGCAGCAGGTTCGCGATGTTGTAGATCGTGTCGGTGCCAAGGCTGGCAACCTTCTGCATGAAGAGGCCGGGGTACGCGCCGAGCACCTTCGACAGGGCACCCCACGTGCCGTCGTTATAGATGCGCTGGGTTGCCGGATTCTGCACCTGGCTCGATCCGACCTCGGCGAGACTGACGCCGATCGTGATCTGCGGATCCTGATGCTGCAACGCGCCATTCGTTGTCAGGCCCGCCTCATGCGACTCATAGGTCGCCTTGACCTTGTTGAGATCGTTCCAGATCGAGTCGGACGTGATGTAATCGAGGTCATCACGCGGCTTGGCATAGGCAGTGATCGGCACCGGGATCTCCTCTCAGATTGAGCGCTTCGGACGCCACTGGACCGTTGCGAGACTCCCCGGATCGGGCGGGTTTGCACCCGGATTGGGAGCCTGAACGGCGAGCGGGTTGCCGCGCGAATCCGCCTGCACGAAGAAGTTGTTCACCACGTCCGGCAGGATCGAGAGCCACGTCGGCGTCGGCCAGATCTTGCGGATGTACTGGAACGCGGGCTGCGGCGTCTGACTCCCGGCAGGCGTCAGCAGCGCGCGCCGCGAACCGAAATCGATCGACAGGTAATCGCCGTCGTTGAGCCGCAGCATCACGTAGAAACCGGTCGCCGACTCATTCATCCAGCAGGCAAAGGCATAGGTCACGGGATCAACCGCATCACCGAATGGACCGGTGATCGTGATGACGGGGTCCGTCGTTGCCGCCGTCGCGCCCGTGGTCGCGAGCGTGTTGTCCATCACGAGCTGGTTCGTGATCCCCGTGAGCTGGAGCTTGTCCGCTTTCGCCCCATACTGGGCATGATTGCCGTAGAGCGTGTAGCGGCCATAGATCGCCACCCCCGGCGGTGCCGGATACTTGATGTAGTCCTCCAGCATCAGCCACGACGCCTCGATGATGTGCGAGGCGTCGCTCGTCGCCGTCTGATGATGCGGGTTCGCGACGAGGATGCACTGCGCGAACCAGTGACTGCCGCTGTCCGTGCGGAAGGCCAGTGTCTGCGGCAGGCCATGGTCCACCGCGACCATGAATGCGTCGCGCATCGTGTCCACCGACTTGCCGTCACCGATCGGGTTGATCTGAAACTGGTAGGTGATCACATTCATGTCGCGATCGAACGGCGCATTGCCGCGCGGGTTCGCGGGACCGCCCCCACCGGGCACAATGAATGCCGAGTTCCGGCGCGGGTTCGGTACCGTCAGGTCCGCCTGCCGCTTCGGGAAGAAGTACTGGCTGTTGAGTTTGGGATGCAATGCGTAGTCGAGATACATTTCTGAACCCCGTCTAAAGTGGCGCCCTCGGATTGGAGATGGCGGACAGCAGGGGTAGACAGCGGGTTCGGGACAAACGAAACCGCCTACTCCCTGCCGCCCGTCACCTCAGTACCGTGGGTTACCCTGAGAGGCAGCGCGCGCCGCGATGCCGTTCCTGCGGACCTGAATGTCCTTCTGCCGGTCACGTGCAGACACCCACTGCGTGAGCTTGTTGAACATCTGCTCGTCGGTGACGCTGTTGCCGCTGGCGTGGAAGTTGAGCGTGTAGACATCGCCGCTGCCGGGGTTCGTGCCGCTGACATAGCGGGTGAGGTTGCCACCGGGGATGTAGCCACGCGCCACGGACTGGGAGTGTGAGAGAACGGAGAAGTTGCCGACTACGACTTCGGCCGTGCTCATGTCACCGGACGGTGAGTCGCCGACGATCGCCATGCCACTGACATAGCCGCCACCGGCTTTCGTCGGCACCGGGTTACCGGTCGCACCGGAGAGCACGGACGCCAGCGACGATCCGACATTGCCGATCTGATCACCGAGCGACTGCCAGACCGAGAGCGCATTCTGCGCCGCCTGGAGCCGGTCCTGTTCTTCCTTCTGTAGATTCTGCTGCCCTGTTATTTCGTCGTCGATTGCCTTTTGCGCATCTTCATACTGGCGCTGCTGGGCAATCCTGGTCGTTTCGATCGCAGTCTGCTCGTCTTCTGACGCCCGCTGCTCCGCGAGTCGCTGCGTCTCGATATTGAACTGCTCGTCTTCTGACTGGCGCTGGCGCGTCTTATCCTCTTCAGCCCACTGGTTCATCACCATCTGATGGCTGATCTGGCGCTTGGCATCTTCGTCGGCGAGCCGGTTCGTCTCGTCGTCATAGGCGCGTTGCATCGCGGTGGATTGATTGTTGATATCTTCCAGCGCCTGCTGATGGGCGCGATCCTCCGCAATCCGTTGTGTCTCGAGATTATATAGCTGATCAGCAGCAGCTTTGTCCTCGGCATCCATCTGCTTCTGGAGATTGTCGCTCTGGGTCTTGTACAGCTCGTCGGCGTTGGCCTGGGTATCTTTGAGGACGGCGGCGGCGAGGCCGTACTGATTGGCACCCTCGTTCGTGGTCGCTCCCCGTGCCTGGGCGGTGAAGAGCTGACCCTGTGCGGATCGCTGTGCCGTCTGATTCGTGTAGCTCGTGTCAAGCGCCGTCTTCTCATCCGTAAGCATCTGCTTGACCTGAGTGCCATAGTGCTGGAGGGCGCGCTCCTGATCCGCGATCGCGTTACTGGCTACGGTGTAGCGATCGTTTTCGGCGGTTGTCTCATCCTGAATCCGGCGCATTTCGAGCTGATGGGCAACGTCCCGCAGGCGATTCTGCTCCTGAAGAATATTCTGTTCGTTCTGCCACGCCTGGTTGACCGCGTCTCGCTGATCCTGAATCGCCCGCGACTGGAGCGTCTGATCCCGCTGGCGCTCCCGGTCGGCATCCTGCTCGGCCCGCTGGATCTGGGTCTGCTGGGCCTGCCGCGCGCGGTCCTGATCCTGTTGCTGGCGCTGAACCTGATTTTCCTGATTGGTCAGGTCCGTTTTGCGCTGCTGGAGGGCGGCAATCTGATCGCCGGTCTGTTTCATTTCCTCCATGATTCCGAGCTGGGTATTCAGGGCATCCGCAACCGGGCCACTGGCAATGTCGGCGATTTTCTGCTGCTGGGCCGCGAGATCCCCGGTTCCGGAATCGATCGCGTCGATCGCGTCTCCCCACGCCGTCGTCAGCTCCAGTGTCTGACCGACCGCGTTCGTCATCGCGGTCTGCTTCTGGGCATCGGTGGCGTCGGGTGCGAGTTTCGCTTTGGCGATCTTCTCCATGATCGGCAGGAGCGTCTGCATCTCCTGTTCGATATTGGCGATGTTCCTCGGATCCGCGCGACCGAGCATGGCGTTGAAATCGCCCTGGGCAGCGGTCGCGCCCATGATGGCCTGCTTCAGCGCTTCCTCGTCCGCTTTGGCGCGCGCCGCCGCCGCCTGGGCATCGGGCGTGTTCGGGTCACGGAAGTTGACCCCGCCGATGTTGTATGCGCCTGCGGTAGCACCGGCAACGCCACCGGCCAGCGATAACGGGTTGACCGCGCCGACGCCGGGGATGTGGACGAACTGCGCCCCCGCGCCGATGTCCTCGGTGTGGATTTGCCCACCGACGCCGCTCGGATCCCCCTTGTCCCACGTGGACACCTGCTTGCCGCCACCCATGTAAATGGCGACATGACCGTCGCCGCTGGCGTCCGGGTAGTAGACAAGGTCACCCGGTTGTGCCTGGGCTTTATCGACCGTCAACCCCTGCTGCTTCGCGGCGTTGAATGCGGTGGTGGCACTGTGCTGACCGGTGAGCGGGTCCGCGCCGGGGCCGAGAATGGCATTGATCGTCTTTTCAACCCACGCTTCGCACTGGTCGATGAACTCCGACTTGCCGACGGACTGGAGCGCGAGCGCGACGATCTGATTGCCAACATCGTTGACCGCCTGTGTCGCGTTGGAGGTCACCTGACCGGGTGTGCCGAGCGCGGGAATGGCCGCACTGATCTGCTGGAAGGCACCCGCCTTGCCCTGTCCCTGATCGGCCGTCTGATAGTTTGAGAAGCTCGTGCCGTACTGCTTGATCCACCCGGCGATGTCGCGCAGGAAGTTCTCGTAGCTGCTGTAGCCCGCGTACTCTGGACCGCCATCGGTGGCGCGGATGCCGCTATCGAACGAATAGCCTCGGTTGTTGACTCCCATGCCGCCGTAGTTATAGACCTGACCGATCTTCCCGGCATTGGAACCGAACCCGGACTCGGTCTGCATGATGGCGAGGAGCTGGCGCGGATCGACGCCGGTATCCTGCGACACCTTCAGGAGCGTCGCGTATGCCTGCACATTGTTGATCGGCGAACCGGCGAACTTCGACAGGTAGGACGAGTACTGCGAGAACCCGGCGTCGCCGGTCCCGGCCGTGCTGCCTGCGGTGTATTGCGTGCCGGTCGGGCCACCGAAGCCGACGCCACCGTACGGCTGGTTGGTCACCGGCAGTCCGGAGCCGCCAGCCGGGAGGTAGCCGCCTGCGGTGCCAAGGGCGTTCACCACCCATGACGGCAGGCCGGTCGCGTCCATCACCAGCTTGACGTTGACCGTCGCCTCGTGCTTCCCATTGACGAGGTCGTCAACCTGCTTCTGGACATCCTTCATATTCGATTCGACCTGAATCTCCAGTTGCTGCGGACCACCGAGATTGCCCACGAGGCCGCGCACCAGAGAATCGGTCTTCTCGTAGTCGGGGAAGTTCCCTGCGATGCCGAGGATGTCACCAGCCTGATTGGAGACGAGGCGCTGCCGCGTGCCCGCGATGTTGGCGTAGATCGTGTCGGCTTCGCGGAGGATCTGTAGCTGCTCGGGCGTCGCGACGCCGATCTTCTGCGCCTCTTTCGCCGAGGCCACCTGTTCGTCGAGCTTCTTTTTGAGGTCATCGAGCGCCGCGACGCGCTTGTCCGTGTCGTCAAAGAGCGCCAGATAACCGCGATAGCTCTCACTGGCCGTATCGGTCGCGTCGGCGATCGCCTTGAAACTGTCGGCCAGATTCTTCAGACCGGAGAGCGCCTGATTCGCCTGCCCGAGGTTCTGGAGGTCCGTGACCGCCTTGTCGAGCGCGGGCGCGGCCGTCACCAGACCCTGAATCCCCTGGGAGAGGTTGACGGACTGCGCCGCCTGCCCCGCCGCCTTCCATGCATTGGCGAGATCCTGAAGGTTCTGCTTGGCGCGCTGCACCTGATCGGAGGTCGCCTGGACGCCGGTCCCCGTCACTCCATAGATGGCGCGATTGATGTCCTCTTCACTGGCTCCCTGCGCCTGCGCGGTTCCGGCCTGCAAGCGTTCGTCGTTGAACTTCTCGATCGCCGCCTGGGTGGCGTTCGTCTCCTCGCGGAACTGCTTCATGGCAGGGTTCAGACCCTGATAGAACATGTTCGTCAGGTCATTGGCATTGGTGAGCACGCCACCGAAGGTGCTCTTCAGCCCTTCGAATGACTGCGTCGCCTCGTCTACCGTCTTCTGACCGGTGGCGACCTGATTGAGCAGATCCTGCACCTCACGCACGCCCGCCTGATTGGCGAGGTTCTGGACGAGCGTGGTCGCCAGCGGCGCGCGCGGCGTTTGCGCCGCCCGGTTTGCCGCCTCGATCTGCCGGTTGATCTGGGACGCGATCGAGTTCGAGCCGCCGCCGAAGTCCGTGAAGGGGTTGCCCGTATCGATCCCGGTGACCCGCTGGAGGATGTCGCGACCGGTGTTGTACGCGCCCCATGGCGTCCCCGGCGCATATTTCAGCATGTTATCGACGGCTTTTTTCGTGTTGCCTTCGACGAGCGCCGGGAGCGTATTGGCGACCGCGTCCACGACATTGGCGATCGCGAAGCCGATGATCGCCGCGAGGCCCGCACCTGCCGCCGTCGCGACGCCTGCGGATGCCTCCGCTGGAACGGCCATCTCACCGAGGCCGGTGAGCGCGGGCGTGACGCGACCGAGCAGACCCTTCCCGGCCGCAGCAGCGCCGCCGCCAGTCGCCGCTGCCGCGCCCTCGGCCTTCTGCGCCACCGTCGCCGCTTCACCGGTTGCGATCTGCTCGGTGGTCGCGGCCGCGTTCGCCTCGCGCGCGGTGGTGTCCGCCGTCGTCAGCGCCGTGTGCTGGCCGAGGAGCGCATTCTGCTGCTGGAGCTGGGCATTCTGGGCGGTGAAGAGCGCGATCGTCGGCGCGAGCACGGAGCGCACCGCCGTGTACGCCACTTCGATCAACTTCATCGCCGTCGCCAGCTCGGCCATGTGGATCGCCGTCGTGATCAGGGGCGCGGGGATCTCCGAGAACGCCTTCGCGAGCAGGGAAACGACCGTGAGCAGATCGCCGACATCCTGCGCGATCCCGGCGAAGACCTGTTTGAACTGCGCAGACTGAATGAACTGCGCGACCTGGTCGAGTCCCTCGGAGATCTGTGAGAAGAGCGGTTTGCCGAGGTCGGCCAGCTCGACGTTGAACGCGTCCTTGAGGTTCGACAACCGGCCAAGGAACGTCTTCGATTGCTGTTCCATCAGCCCGCCGAAGCGCTCATTCATCCCCGAGATCAGTGCATTGATCGCGGTCGCGCTATCGACCGTCCCGGCCGTGACCCGCTTCATCGCCCCGGCCACGTCGGTGTTCAGGACATTCGCCAGCATCTGATACGCGGGAATGCCTGCTTCCGAGAGCTGTCGGAGATCCTGCGCATTCGCTTTCCCGGCCGCGTTGATCTGGCCGATGGCCGTGACGACGCGCTGGAGCACATCGGCATTGCCACCGACACCGGCCACCGCGTTGCCGATCGCCGTCATGTCCGGAATGATGTCCTTCGCCGCGATCCCCATACCGAGGAGCTGCTGCGAAAACTTCGTCAGATCGCCGAACTGGAACGGCGTCCGCAGGGCGAACTGCTGGAGCTGCTGGAGGAAGTCCGCAGCGGCCGTCTGCCCGCCGAGCGCCTGCGAGAAGGCGACATTCATCTGCTCCAGTTGGGCATTGAAACCGACGACGGCCTGACCGGCCGCGCCGACCGCGTTCTCGAACTGCCGGAATGCCTGATACCCGCCCGAATACGCCGCGATATTGACCAGCTTGTCGGCCAGCGAGCCGAGGGCGTTCTCCGTCTCCTTCGCGCCATTGAGCTGGATATCGATCCGGGCGCGCGCCACCGTCGCGTTGTACTGCCGCGTGAGGAGGGTGATCTCCTGAAGCGATTTCTTCGCCAGTGAATCGTCCATCTCCAGCGGGATATTCAGCTTCTGCGCGCGCATCCGCGCCGTCTCGTTCTGATAGAGCGCGAGCTTGCGCTTCATATCCTCGTCGTCGAGCGTGACGGGGACGGAGATGCCCTTCGACGCCCGAGCCACCGTCTGCTCGACACGCTCGACCTTCTGAACGGCGTCCTCACTGCCGGTCACGGCCACTTCGATCAGAATCTTATTGACATCGACCACAATACCCCCAGAAGGCGCTGAGAGCCACGCTACGGGGCGTTCGGCCCGCAGAGGTCATCTCATGCGTCTCATGCCTGATCGATGTAGGCGTCGAACTGGGCGGCGCGCGCGTCGGCGTCGGTGGCGCTGGACTCGGCTTCTGCCACCTGAACGGTCGTCAGGCTCCCCTCGACGAAATCACCCCACGCGATATCGCGCTGGGAGTTGTCCCGTACGGCCGCGTGGCGGCGGAAGAGGCCGGTGTGCTTGCCGTCCTTATCGAAGTTGCCGAATGTACAGTAGAAATCGTAGAGCAGATCCTGCTCATGCTGCGGCAGCGCGAGGACTTCGTTTACGAACTTCCCGAGTCGGTCCCCGATGATGAGGGCGCGGAAGTTCGCTTCGGAAAAAAAGACATGTTGCCGTCCGAACCCTCTCGCTCGCGCTCCTGGCGCTTCTTCGCATAGGCGACGGTGAGTTCGTTCGCTTTCAGGAAGACCGGTGAGAGCCAGTCTGACGGGAACCCTTCGAGCACAGCGGCAACTTTCTCGGCCTGCACACGCTTGTTGCGGTCCTCCGCGAGTTTCGGTTCCACCAGCGCATAGGCGACATAGAGGCGGACGAACGCGTCGGAGTTGCGAGAGCCGTCGGCCATGCGCGCGTACTGCTGGCAATGCTCTTCCTCGCCTGCGGTCAGCATCGTCAGTTCGACGACGTGATCGTAGTCGGGCACTTCGTAACGGACGGGTGCATAGCGCTCATTGATCTGGGCAAAGATCTGTTCCGGCGTACTGACGCCGTTCGGTAACACGGTTTTCGGTACTGCCATGCCTGCTTCCCCCTCGTGAACCGTTTGCGAAGACCGCATGGCTGCGCCAGCCCTTGAGGCTGTCTTCGCCCTGGCACGGCCCTCTGCAAACGGTTCACGACCCGAGAGAATTGGCCGATGGTTCGCACCACGCGATAAGTCGCCCGGTGGGGGCGACTGAAGGTGCGGGGAAGGGGGAAGCATCGAGGCACGCGACTTGTCTCGCGCGACGCTCCCCACCGACCGACTCTCTCTGCTGATGGTTCTTCTCTATCGCACTGCCGCTGTCCTCCCGATCGCCTGTTGTGCGATAGAGGAGAACCATGAGTTGATTAGAGATGCTCGACGATCATGGACGGCTGGGCCACGAGGGTGCCCGTGATCGTGCCGCCCACCATTCCGGCTGCGGGTGCCTGCATCGGGTTGGCCCCGATGTCGCCGTAGATGATCCACATCCGGTTCTGGAGGAGGGATTCATAGAGGGCGAAGGTGAAATAGGACTGCTGCATCATCAGGTAGTACAAGTCCACCGATGTCTGCGATGAATAGCGGTCGAACTGCCACGTGCCCGCCATTTTGCCCCGGTACTGCGGCGTCATCAGCGTGCCGTATTCATCGCCGGGGATCGGGTTCGAGGTGAGATTGAGCTGCCAGTTGTTCACATGCAACAGGCCGTAGACATCGGTCGCGGTCGCGGTTGACAGCGAGCTGACATCGGCCGTGACCACGGCCGCAGGCGCGAGCGGCGTGAAGAAGATGATGTACTGACCGCCGGGGAAAAACCGGTAG